ACATGGCAGTTATACTGCTAATTCTGAAGGATATATTAAACGTATGTGTTTTGGCGCACATGCTGATATTCTTGCAAAAGAGTTTGGTGGAAGTTCTGACACTGGTTTCTGTGATTATGGCAGCGTTCATTCTGCTGGTTTTGTTGCGCGTCGGTCCAGTTATTCGGCTTATCCTGGTGGCGGTGTTGGTTATCTCGGTTTGAGTCTTGCTGCCGGTGATGCTTTTTCGTATATTAGTTCTCGTTTGCAATATGATGGGACTGAGGATACTATTCATGTAATAGATGACGCAACAGAAACACTTTAAGATTTAGATAATAATATAAAAGGTAATGTTAAAGAACTCAATATAAGTAATGCTGGCATTATGAATTTTGGAATAATAAAAACAACTAGCAACGTTAATTCTACTAGTAATGTTGCACATCAGTCCAATAATTCAGCTAATCCTAATAGCAGTGTTAGTTATCTCAATTTGAATAATACTACCAGTAATACTAATTCGAATATTAGTTCTCGTTTACTTCCTGTTGATTGTGACGAAAAATCGTCTTATGTAATGAGTAAATATAATGTTACCTAACCTCTTGGTTAAAGATAAATAATAGACAAGTAAGTATAAAAGATTATATGTATAATCTAAGTTATGAAGAAAGTCATATAATCAACAGAATATGAAGCAATATAAAAATCTTTGGAAAGACATTGTTACTTTTGATAATTTTAAACTTGCTTATAAAAATGCTACTAAAGGTAAGAAACATTATAAAGAAGTTAAATTTATTGAACGTCGTGGTGTTAATAAATATCTTCGTAAACTGTTGGCTGAAGTTATAGATAAAACTTATAAAGTTTCCGATTATGATGTTTTTACTCTTTTTACAGGAGAAAAGTATAGAGAAATCTATAGACTTCCTATGAAAGATAGAATAGTTCAACATGCTCTTATGACAATTATTGAACCTATCTTTAGAGAAACTTTTATAGTTGATACCTATTCTTCAATTAAATACAAAGGTATTCATTTTGGTTTAAATAGAGTTAAGAAAGCCCTTAGAACTAATGAATACAATTATTATCTAAAACTTGATATTCATAAATGTTATCCTTCTTTAGACAAGGATATACTTAAAAATAAACTTAGTTATAAATTTAAAGATAACGATTTACTTTGGCTTTTATATACTATTGTAGATAGTTGCGAACATGGGGTTCCTATTGGTAATTATACTTCTCAATATTTTAATAATTTTTATTTTAGTGATTTTGACCATTGGATTAAAGAAACTAAAGGAATGAAAGGTTATTTTAGATATTGTGACGATATGGTTATCTTAGCTAAAACTAAAGAAGAGCTTCATACTATTTTCAAAGAGATAAAAGTAAAGATAGCTGAACTTAATGTTAAACTCAAAGATAATTATCAAATATACAATATTGATACTAAAGGCGTAGATTTTCTTGGATATATCATAAGAAAAGATTACATTAAGATTAGAAAGAAAACTAAACATAATTTTATTAATAAAATTAAAAATATGGACTTTAGTAATCTTAGTAGTAAAGATATAAACATTCTTGGTAGTTATTGGGGAATATTTGTTCATGCTAATTGTCGTTACTTGTGGTTAAAATATACAGGAGTGCAGAACTTCGATGATTTGGACATTAAAGTCCATGATAGGGATTTTGTTAAGGAAGTTATAGATATTCCATTAACAATTACAAACTCAGTAGTTTATACTAAACGTGGTCAAGAATATCTTAGGTTTGAATGTAATTATCATAAAAATGGTAAAGACGGTAAACCTGAACTTCATGAGAATGTTTATATCAGTACAACTGGTGAAATGCTTGTAGAGGCTGGTAAACAATTTAATTCTCGTAGTTATCCGTTTACAACTACTATTATAGTTACTGATAAAGGTTTTTATAAATTTACTTAATATTATAAACAATGAGATGGCTTTATTCAAATAAAGACGATATTGTTAGTCTTGAGTGTGTTAATGTAAAGACTAATAAATATGTTCTTCGGCTTTCTTTAAATAGTAATTTCACTAATGAAGAAGGAGAGGAACTACAAGGAGATACTAGATATATTTCCACATATATCAGTAATAATCCTACAGTAAAAGATGTTAGAAATATCCTAACTGATTTGCAAAATGAATATGATAATAGTGCTGATGTAAACTCTTTCTATATTGACGGATATAGAGTTTGGTTAGATGCAGCTACTCGTGTTAAACTTTCTAATCTTCTTTCTAAAGAACAATCACTTGGTCGTACTGATACAACTTTGTGGTTTAATAAAAAGAAATTTGATATTAGTGTAGAAAAAGCTATATCTCTTTTAACTGCTGTAGAGATGTACGCTAAAGAATGTTATGACAATACTCAAAAACATCTTCTTGAAATTAGTCAATTAGAAACTGTTGATGATTGTCTTAACTATGATATTACAGCAGATTATCCAACAATTCTTAAAATAGAAACTAATGGCTGAACGTAGAACATTGGCTAATACTAAAGCCACTTATACAGCTACTAATAGAAGTAGGTCTAAGCCTATGGTAGCTAAAGCAGGTGCTACTCGTAAAAGAACTCCTTATAAATATGGCGGAAAAGTCAATAAGTAGGAAGTCTATGAAGATACTAGTGCTAGTAACAAAGGTGCTTCCTGTGTTACTAGCACTTTGTCATTTTATTAATACTGCACTTAGTTATTTTTATATTGATTGTATATTTCTAAATTATTTTGCTAGTATTAGTATTCTTACTGTAATATACTTGTATATAGTTAGTTATACAATTAAACTTTGTGCATATTATAGAATGTTTCTTCATTATTGTGTTTTGATTGACGTTTTGAATATTATTGATTATTATATTGGACTTCCTATTACAGATATTTCTTTTTACCTTTTATTCGTAATAATAACAATAATATTCTTATTTGTTTTAATATATCTAAAATTATTCCAATGCAAATAATGACTAATAAAACAATTGCTTCTATTTTCAGAACTTTTGCTGATAAAATTGAAAATGGAACTTGTGCAGTTGATGTTGAAACTCTTACCGATATAGCAAATAATCTTATACATATAAAACTAAACGCTGAACAAACTTGTTCTTATCTTAATGTATCTCGTGCTACTTTAACTAGAATGGTTTGTGATGGTAGAGTTCCTAACCCTCATAAAGATAGAGGTGGAGATAAATATTGGTATCAAGATGAACTTGACGATTATACAAGTAGATACAAGGAGAAATACGGTCTGTAAGGCGATTTATTTTGCCTACAATCGACGATTAATTTGCAAGCTGTTTAACTCATTGATTGTTAGATAGCTTGCTTTATTTTGAGCAAAATTTTATTATAGAACTTCTGACTTGTAAATTTGCATCGTACAAATACCGGTGATGTACATAAACAAAAGTTCAACAATTAAATTAAAATTACTACTATGTCAGAAGTTTTTATGGTTCCTGATTGTAATTCCAGAAGTAACAATAGCAATATGGATTCTGCTCTTCTTATGAGTATGATGAATAATGCTGGTGGTTTTGGTAATGGTGGTTGGCTGTGGGTAATATTCTTATTCTTCCTCGAACCACTTATGCGAAATGGTTTCTTTGGTAATGGCAATGGAAGTTTTGGTGGTTTTAGCGGTCTTAATAACACTATTAATAACGATGCAGGTAGACAGATGTTATTAGAGGCTATAAACGGTAACGGTGCTGCTGTTCAAAATCTTGCTAATATGTTTAGCACATCTAATGATTTTATTAAGCAAGCGATTTGTGGTGTAGAAAATTCTATTACACAACTTAGTGGTCAAGTTGGTCTTAGTGGTCAACAAGTTATTAATGCAATTCAGCAAGGTAATATGGGACTTGCTTCTCAACTTTCTTCTTGCTGCTGCAATCTTCGTGAGTCTGTTACTGCTGCTAATTACCAAAATCAAATTGCTACTCTTCAGCAAACACAAACCCTTTCTAGTGATGTGCGTAATGTTGGTGATAAAGTTGTTCAAGGTTTCTGTGATACAGCTTATGCAACTCGTGACCAAACTTGTCAAATTAGTCAAGCAATTCAAGGTAGTACTCAAACTATAAAAGATACTACTGCTGAGCAAACTAATGCTATTATTGCTAAACTTGATAATATGGAGCGTACAGGTCTTCTTGATAAGATTGATGCTCAACGTGAAACTATTTCTAATTTGCAAACTAATGCTAACATTGCTGCTCAGAATTATGCTACTCAGCAAATGATTGGTGCAGCAGTTGCTCCTCTTAATGCTCAACTTGCAGAAATTAGAAACTCTCAACCTAATACTGTAACTGTTCCTTATACTCCTTTCCAAGTTATCCCTAATGGACTTCCTTTTAGTGGAAGTGGCTGTAATTGTGGAAACAATTATCAAAATCAATTTTGGTATTAATCTTTAAAATATTATAGAGATGTTTAATGAATACATTGGCAATAGAGGTGGTATTCCTGTTGTAGAAGCTAATCAATCTAATGCTGGTAGTTCGACTACTAATGCTATTTATACGTTACCTTCTCACGTGTTTGGTAGAGGTTGTAAAGGAATTATTATAGTTAACTTTTTAGGAGCTACTGCCGATACTGTAACAGGTATTACTATTTCAGTTAATGACTCTACTAGACCTTTACTAGACTCTGAGGGTGATGCTATTACCTCTCTTTCTATTGGTTACCATATAATGGTTTTTGATAAAGCTAATAACTCTTTAAATCTTATAATATAATATGTTTTCAGCATTAAGTCAAGGTAGTCTTATTCATATTTTAGATAAGACTGATGGATTGAAATATAAAGTTGGAGAAGTTATAGGAGTTACTCAACCTAAAACTAATTTTGGTGGAGCATTTGGCACTCCTAGCTTTAACACTGCTACTATCAATCTTAAAGTTAAAATAGACGGTAATACTTTTGATTATCCTGATGTTCCTAGTACAAATAGTGTAATGAGTTACAATAATGGAAAAATTGTAATTAGTGAAACTAAACAAGGACTTCAAACTGAAGTTGAAACTGTTCTTCAAAATAGTAAACAAATTCTTTCTAATCGTTCTTATTATGAACAATCTGTGAAAGACTGTGAAACTATTCTTAAAGAATTAAATCCTCAGTTTGCTAAAGATAAAGAACGTGATGACATTATTGACGGTCTTACAACTAAAGTAACAGGTATGGAAGATAAACTTGATAAGATTCTGAATGTATTATCTACTAGTAATAACACTATAAAACTTTAAGTTATGTACGTTGTAATTAAACATGATAAAGTTGAGCATCTTGTAGAAAAACTTAATGATATTCGAGAAGATGCTATAGAGATTATAGATTGTCTTGAGAACGCGCATCGCATAGAACATCTTGATGAAGAAGAAACTTATGCTACTCGTACTACTAGACATACTGGTTCTCATGAACGTGAATATGAATATCCTGTTCGTCGAATTCATTCTCGTAGATATTGGTAATCTATTCTTTGTTTAACTGTAGGAGGAGATTATTATTCTCCTCCTATTTAATTTAATAACAATATGATACGTGAAAGTCTTGATATTTATGATGAATTACCTGAAGATATGATTGCTTATCTTCGTTATAATGGTCGTCATTTTAATAAAAAGCTATGTGACTTTGCAGTTAGTATGATGCAAGTCAGACATTCTTCTACGGGGGAGCGCGATAGTTTAGTTGCTATGTCAAAAGAAACTATTGATAGTCTATTTAAGTCATATAATATTACTCTTAAAGAAAATCAACTTTATGATTATGTTTATGTTGCTAATATGTGTAAAGCTGATTTTCTTGGTAGTAGTGTTCCTGATGAACAACATCTTTGTAAATATGTTAAAGACGTTATAGATGATGTTGATGGCTATGATGGGATTGTTTTTAATCGTTGGTATGCTGATATGTGTCGACAAGGTATTGCAATAAGTTGGGTAGATATGTTATAATAAGTTTAATGTTGGTGATATTAAGGTTTGTTATCATGATAATAGTAGTGATTGTGAAATTACTACTATTAATATTTTATAGAGAATTACTAACAGTAATAACGGAAGTAAATGTTAAAAATAAATAAAAATTTGTTTGATTGAAAAGTTTTGATTAAACTTGCCAGTAATATTAGAAGAGTTAATTAAGATAATAAAAGAAATAAAGATAAATATAATAAAGATAATGATAAATGAAATAATATCAAATATAATAAATACTACTTTAGAAAGTTTTGATTTTCCTTTTTGCATTACAGTAAATATTCTTACTTATCTTATTATTAGTATTATAAGTGAGTATAAACATAAAGCTAAAATTAGTACTTGGAATAAACGTATTATTTTTATTCTTGTTAGTATTATTACAGCTATTGTTTATTATTTTGCTGGAGGTGATATTAAAACTATTTTTAATAGTATTGTTCTTGCTCCTGTTTCATGGTCTTGGATATTTAAACCTATTTGTGCTAAACTTAATCTTGATTATAATAAGAAAGATAAAGATTAAGTTGAACTAAAAGAAGTCAGAATTATTTAATATTTTTAATTCTTTATAGACAAGTCTTTAAGCTGCAACAGATTAATCCATTAATGAAACAATTAGAGTTCAAATTTGAGCCAATTCTGAACCAAATAAGACACATTATTATTTGATATATTAAGATAAATCATTATATTCGTATGACAAATTAATAATACAATTAGACATAATATTACAATTTGTTCTACTATAAGAGTTAATTGCGCTCCCCCGTAGAAAGGTATGTGAATACTTTATATTGTTATTAATTAAATTGATGATAATTAGTGAGTGAAGCTTCTGCATATCTTCTTCGAGGGAGTCTTTTTATAAATAATACAGATAATAAAGATATGGCTAGTATTGCTCAACTTGTTTCTGAATTTGCTCATTCTCTTAAGCAACCTAATAATAAAGCTCTAAGAGAAAACATAAAACTTTTGGTTATTCATACTCGTAATGAAGTTATTCGTAGGAGTTATGAAAATCATGCTTATGTTGATAAAGGTCTAACTCAAAGATTTAAAGTAAGTCTTACTGATGTTTACGATGGAGAACTTAAAATTCCTGAAGGGTTTGAAGATATTGATGTTGCTAAAATTAAACGTAGCACTCAAAAAGTTCCTAGACCTGTTCGTCTTACCAATAATCTTCCTTTTGATAGAGTTAGTTCTGTCGGTTATAGAACTTCTAGGGAGTTTCCTTTTATTAAGGAAACTTCTGCTCGTTTTAGGACACATCTTCCTGGTATGTGTGGTATGCCTTGTTATGATTATATAAATGGTTATATTTATATATTTCCTAGTGACAATAACACTTTTGATTTAGATGCTATTGTCATCGAATCAGCATTTGAACATCCCAATGAGATTGAAGTTGCTAATGAAGAAGTAGATGAAATGAAACTTATGCTTGATGAAAACGAATGGCTTCTTTCTGAAGATATGATTGGTCAAATTAAAGAAATCATTTATAAGAGAGATTTACTTTCTACTGTTCGTGAAACAAATGAAATTCCTGCTACTATCAAATTTAATGGTTAATATGTTATGGGTATAAAAGAAACACCTACTAATATTAAAACGTATTACAAATTAATGATTGATAGTAATACGAAAAAGATTGAAACTTCTCGTAAGCAAAAAGATAAACTTGAAGAAGAACTAAGACAAAAGCATAAAGAACTTTCTGATTGTGCTGATGTTTATAAAAACAATTTCGATGTTGATATAAATTCTTATGAAGAGTTTGTTAATAACAGGTATATTGATGGAAGATTTTATAAAGAGGCTAAAGGTTTATTTATGAATAGACGTAATGATTATAAAATTGTTAGTGATTTATACGACCTTTATGAACTTGCTAGAAACCAAAAACTTGTTAATAAACTTGAACATATTATAGAGCTAAGCACAAAACTTTCTAATCTTACTCTTAAAGAATATACTGAAATTCTTAGAATTTATTATACAGAAGTTCATAAACATTTGATTCTTGAAGGAGAAGGATATGTTTTTGGTGATAATATAGGTTGGATTTGTATCAATCGTTGTGTTCTTGAAAATGCTAAACCTACTTTGAATTACGCTGCTACTAAAAAGAGAGAAGAAGAACTTAAAGCTCAAGGTAAGCGTATTTGGAATAAAGATGAAGCTGATTGGTGTTTAAGGAACGGAATTGAATATAAAGCTGAAGATAAGAGAGTTTTCATGGATAATGAATATTGTTATGAAATTCCTTTACTCGGTTGTAAACTTCCTAATGGTAATAAATTAAAACTCACAATTAGTGATTATAGACATAAAAGTATTAGAGGTAAAACAAATGAAGATTTGGCTAAAGAATGTAATTATGATACCAATAAAATTTGTGAACTTTCTATTGACTTAAAAACTAAACTTACTATTTGTGATAAAGTTGATAAAATTCTTTATACTAAATTTATAAGAAATGAAAATCAAAAACCAGTGTCCTCTCCAAAGGCTAATAGGAAAAGTCGACAATGATTTTAATATTAGTGAATCTGATTGGATTCCTCGTGTAGCTGCTTGGGTTATAGATGCTCTATCTCAAATGCAAGTTCTACCAATGGAACGTAAAAAGAGAACTCTTGAGGTTAGTGATAAGATTGCTCAATTTCCTTGTACAATCAATGCTAAAGAACTCAAAGTTTATGATAAATACGGTTGTGAAATTCCTGAACTAAATAGTGATACTTCTTGTGGTTGTTCTAGTTCTACTAAAACTACATCACAAGAAATTGCTGTTATAGATGATACCAATAAAACTGGTGTGAATTTTATGAGAGTTGGTGATTTAATTAATACTGCTCTTAATCGTAATTTTGTTCTTGACGGTAACAGTATAGAATTAAGTTTTAACACAGATTCTATTACTGTAGAAACTCTTGAAGTCGCTACTTATTTTGATGAATATTATCAATGTGACGTACCTTATATTTACGATAATGGTCTTCTTCTTGAAGCTCTTGCTTGGTATGTTATGTTTAAATATTTAAGTAGAGGTAGTACGCATCAAGTTTATGATTTAAAATCAACTAATCCTGCTCTTAACCCTTATATACAATGGACTACTCTTAAACCAAAAGCTGCTGCTTCTGTTAAGATAGACCTTGCTAAGAGTACTGAAGGTTGGAACAATTTCTTTTATAATAGTACATTTCTACCAAGAGGTTAAACTATGGCTAATATAAATGCTAAATTAAATTTAAATAGAACTCCTAGTCTTGTTGAGTCTAATAGTCTTGTGTTTGCTAAAAACATAAGACTTGACGTTGATAAGACTATTCACCGTGACTATGGTGTCATACCATTAAGCCTGCATAAAGTTGATAAAGTCACTCATTATAGACGTAATCTTGTTCGTAGAATTATTTATGATTTTGAAGAAGCGTATGAAGCTGAACAAGAGGCAAATCCCACGTCTGCTTTAGTTGAAGCTTATGCATACTATATAGATAAACTCAAAACTATTGTGAATTATGACAATTCTTATGTTAGTAACTTTCTTAAAGGTAGTTGGAGTATTGTTGGTACAATTCCTAGTAGTAGAGAGTTTTATATTTGTATTCATGGAGTTCTTAAAAGAACAGTTACAGATATAAACGGTAATGATGTTGAGCTAACTAGTACAGCAGACTGCATTGTTTGTTATAATGAAGAAACCGAAAAGTTTACTTTATGTAATTGTAATTGGAGTTATTCAGGTGGAGAAATAACAGGTTGTGTTGTTAACAATCTTGTAGGTGATAAAATACTTAATATAGGTGAACGAGTAGGTGATAGTACAAACACTCCTATTAAATGTATTAACTTGAATAAATCAAGTTATACAGATGATGAAAGCCTATATACTCAGACGCCTAATATTCCTTTCATCAATCTTAATGATGGTGGAACGTTTTCTTATACTATTCCTAATGGTGTTTATCAATTCTTTGTAAGATATAAAGTTAGAGATAATCATTATACCGATTGGTTTCCTGCAAGCAAAGAGTTCTTTGCAGGTAATAAGAATAGTATGATTACTAACTTTGGTAGTTTATCTTATTGTAACACTTCAATGGATGCTAATAAGAGTTTTGTATTTAATGTAGAAACTCTATTTAGTAAATATGCTTCTAACTATCAAAGTTTTCAAATTGGATTTATTCTTTCACACGATGACACAGTTTATGCCCGTGCTTGGAAACATTTCTCTTTTGGAACTGCTACTATTCAATTTGATTATGATGCAAATGAAGCTGAAGAAATAGAAGTTACTGATTTAACTAAAGTAACATATCAACTTTATAATGTCGGAAATATAACTAGTTTTAAAAACAAACTTTATATTAGTAATTATAAAGAAACTAATTTTGATGAAGATTTGAGTGAAACTGCTAGTAAAATTAGTATTGCTATTAAATCTAAAGAAGCTAGTTCTGGTTATGGAGATTATGCTACTACTGGTGTAACTATAGGTACTAAAAATTATATTTCAGCTTTAACAAAAGATGGTACTACTACTAAGATTACAGGAGCTAATGGAGTTGTAAATACTCTTCTTACCAAAACAAGTACGACAAGTTCTTATAGTGTAGAAACTGCTGCTAATGCTTTATATGCAAATGAAGATGTTACTACAACTTTGATGGGAACTAGTGCTTTTGACTGCTATCTTACTTCTTCTTGGTCTACTCTTTTAGGTGCTAAGAAAACTAACGAGTCTTATTATAAGAAAACCTATGGTGACGATTATGTTGGAATGAAATATAATTCTGATACTGTTAGTAGCATTATAGTTAAGATGGGTTCTACTACGTTAGGAACTGTTTCTAGTGTAGCTTTAGCTCTTTCTACAATATATAATAAAGTAAAATATCTAAGTGAAAATGCTCAATTTGTAGATAGTAATGGTACTGTTGCTAATAGTTTTACCATAAGTCTTGTTCGTAGTGCTGTTCTATCTTATCAGACCTACGAACCTATTTCTCTTGATACTGTAGATGGTCTTACTGCAAGTAAAGTCATTTCTACAGATAATAGTTTAGATACTATAATAGATGGTAGTATAAGTAGTGGAAATGATACTATCATAGGTTCTGGAACTAAGGTAACTAAAACTAGAACTATTACTTATACACAAGATATATCTATTACAATTGGCGGATATTCTAGTAAAATAAATACTTCTAATATAGATAATCTAATTAGTAAAACTACTCTCATACCTTATCAAAAATATAAATTTTATGTTCATTTTGTTAAGCAAACTGGAGAGATAACTAATGGATATTTTGTAGCAGAAATTGAATGTCCGTATAGTGATACTTGTGATAAAATAATATATCCTTCTTTTAGTAGTATTTCTATTCCTAGTGGATATGTAGCTTGTTTCTTTAGTATATTCCATTCTGCTGTTAATGCTTCTACTATATTTAATATAGCTAAAGGTGAAAATAGTTCTGGTGGTACTATTGCTTATGAAGGCTCTTGTATGGAAATGAATACTATGCTCGAAGCTAAATCTTCTGGTGTTTTAGTTAGACAAAAAACTGCTACTTTAAATGGTACTTCAACAGATAAAGATTTTACTGCAGATTATTATTATAGTAGTAATGCAGCTTTAGTTAGATATTTTGGTGCAGATGGTGTTTTGGTTTTTGATGCTAATAGTGGTATAAGAACTGGAGTTCCAGCTTTTGCTATTTCCGACTACGCTTCTGCTCAAGACGAAGATGCAGAATTAATAAAATGTACTCCTTACATAAAAGCTATATCTTATGACGATAGTTCAGATTTAAATCTATGTGGTTATATTTGTCAAGTTACTCCTCTTGATAGAGAACGTTGCATTAATTATTATTCTGATGGAAGTACAGTTTATAAGAAAGGAGAATATGAAACTGGAAGTACTGAAGAAAATCTAACTTATATTCAATTTAAGGAGTTAGGAAAATATACTGATAGTGAATATAAGATGAGTGCTTTTGGTATGGTTACTACAGAGAAAGTTAATGTTTATTCTAATTACAATTTTAACTATCTTTCTTTAACTGATGAACCTAAGACTGCTGTTAAAACATATTACAATTATGCATCTACAGAAAGTACAGATACTGAAAGTGGTGACTCTAATAAAGCGTATTCAGTTCTTTGGCGTCTTATAACAAGTTTGACTTGTAGTGATATATATGAGCTTGCTTCTATGTATAGAAGTTATACTAGAAAAACTTATTCTATTTATAATAGTAATCGAAATACAACAAATGTATTCGAGAACACTGTTAGAAGTAGTGAACTTGAAGGAGATGAAGCTGAAATAAGTATATTCAGATTTGACGCTAACGACTACTATAATGTTCCTACTAATCGGGGACTTATAGTAAATCTTATTTCTGTAGGTGATGCTATTCTTGTTCATACGCAAGATAGTATGTTTAAATTTACTGGTAGTAATACTCTTTCTTCTTCTGAAGGTGAAATTCAAACTACAGAATCTCAACCATTTAATACTGGTGTTAGTGAAATATTTGGTAGTGACTTTGGTTTTGCTGGTCTTCAAAATAAAAATCATCAAATTGTAACTGAACAAGGATATATATTTTATGATAGTGATTCTAAAATCATTTATATGTATTCTGGTCAAGGACAAATAATTAAACTTAGTGATAGCATTGAGAAACTTCTTAGACATAAACAAGTTCTTAATGTTTATTTTGCTAATGACTATTACAATAATAGATTCTTTGTAAGTATAGAATTTGAAGATAATACGTTTGTGACTCTTTCTTATTCTACATTGGAAGATGTTAAATCATTTGTGAGCTTACATGATTTTTATTTTGTAAAAGCATTCAATACTAAAGTTAATTGTTATTTCATGTCAACTGACGGTGGTGATGTTTGCAAAATAGATAAACAACGTCTAGGAATTTATTATAAAAATGACTTAGAATCTGATTATATTTATCCGTCTATTTATGATAGTGTAAGAGCTGAATGTGTAATAGACACTCTTAATGGTCAAGTTCCTGCTAGATATTTGACTATGAAACAATATCAAAGTATTATTGATATTATTGATAATTCAAACTATGAAACTATAAAAACTTTAAATAGTATTGAATGGTGTAGTCGATTTATTACTAGCGAATTTACTAGTTTAATAAATGCTGATACTGACCAATCTCTTATAAAATGTGCAGATGTTATAGAAGATTCTCAATCAGCAGCAGGTATTAGAGTTTACACTGATACTACTATGAGTGAGAAAATTGATTTTGGTAGTAGAGCTAATGATTATTCTATTAACAACCCAAATTCTTATAAACTACCTCGTTATAATCAAGGTAAATGGAGTTTGAATTATTTTAGAGATATTCAAAACACTACTGACACCTTTAATTATATGTCACAATATAATGACGGAAGAAATGGTGCTACTCTAAGGTCAGATAACAATGCTTTGATTGAAGGAAAATATTTTGTAATTCGTTTCTTTTTTAACAATGAATTTAAATTAGAAACATTATCTTTGAATTATACTAATAAGATATGAGTAGATTAAAACTTAAATGTGGTGGTAAACCACGTAAAAAAGCATTATTTGGAGCAGATGGTGCTATTATGGCTGCTGCTACTCTTGCTGCTGCTGGTATGCAAGTAGCAGCTACTACAAGTGCAGCCAAGTCACAAGCTAAAGCTATGACAGAATCTGCTAATATACAAGCTAAAAGCATTAAAGAACAAAGTACAAATAATACTAATCTTCAAAAAGAAAGTATTAATTTTACTCGTCAACAAAATGCTGAAAATCGTCAACAACAACAAGATATTCAAACAACACTTCAAATGCTTGCTGGTCAAGAAAATATGAATAGTCGTATGGAACGTAATAAAGTTGCTGTTAAATATGGTGGTCGACCTAAGAGAGAATCTCTTAAACGTCAACCTTTCTACGGGGGAGGTAGTCAGCCTTTTAATGTTACTGATGGCGGTGGCGTAATTCCTCTCACAACTGATGCTAACGGTTATGGACTTTATGAGCTTTATGGTAATGACCACGAACATTATCATAAAGCTCCTGGTGGTAAATCTAAGACAGGTGTAGGAATTAAATTTAATGACGGTTCTGTTGTTGAAGGAGAAGGTAATCAAAATAGTAATAAAGGTGAACTTCTTTATGTAACTCCTAATGATGCTATGTTTATTTCTAAGCATAGCATTAAAGGGTTTAATCCTAGACAAGCTGTTGAAAATGGTGTTCATCCTGTTCAAGCTTTTGCTATGCAAGAACTTATTAAGAAACAAAACGGTCTTAATGATGACGGTAGTAGTAAAAGAAATAGTCTCAAGAAAGCTGAATTTGGTGGTCAACAGATGCTAAATGATGTGGCTAATATTACTTATCTTCCTTCTAATGGAACAGCTTCTGTAGCTGCTGGAGCTGCTTATGCTGCTCAGAATAAAGATAATACTACCTCCCCCGTAGCAAGGTGTGGTAAACGTATTAGCATTAAACGTTGTGGTGGTAATGTTAGACCTAAAGCTAAGTGGGGTGATTATGCTGGAGCTACTTATAATGCTGCTGGTAATCTACTCGGCGCAGGTATTACTACTTGGGGTAATATGTATGCTGCTAATAAATTAGGTCAAGCATATAGTGCTTCTGCTGATATTATAGCTGATGCTTATAGAAATATGAGTACTATTGATGATAGTTTTATTAGTAGAGAAGACTATTCTGCTCCTCATACTATGGCAGTTGTTCGAGCAGCTAATACTAATATCAATCCTCAACTTGAAAGACTTCGTAGAAATGCTGCTTATGAACGTAAAGAAATTAATCGTGGTACATTGAGTTCTGCTGCTCGTCAAAATAGATTAGCTGCTACTAATGACAGATTGATGCAACGTCAAGGTGAACAATATGCTTGGAAACAAAATCAAGATGAACAAATTTATCAAAGTAATGCTGAGAGAATTACTCAAACTGCTCAAGCTAATGCTGATAGAGATATTCAAGCAAATAAAGATTATACTGCTGCGAGATTGTCTTTGAAAGAATACAATAATAATATTGAAAATCAAAAACTTGCAGGCATTGCTCAAGCATATGCTGATGCTATTAGTCAAACGTCTTCTGCTAATGCTGGAGCATTGCAGAGTAGTTCTACTGCTATTAGTTCTGCTCTTACTGCTTCTGCTCAAGGATTTGGTAACGCTTATGATGCAAATAAGAAGATTAATGCTGACTACAATAATATGATGGTTGGCGTTGATACAGAAAATGCTGTAAGAACTGTTATAGAAAGTCCTGATAAATATAACAATAAGGAAAGAGCTAAAAATATGTGGAAAGCTTTTAAAGATAGTAATGATGAAAAATATCAAAAGTATGCTGCATTATTAGCTAATGCTTTTGGTTTTAAATAATATAATGTTATGGCTGAAATACCTGTTATAAGTTTAAAAGCAGCACCCTTTACTCCTGCTACTTTTACTGCTACTACATACACTCCTCAAACTGAAGACCTTTCTATATTAGAGAGGTCTTTAGCACAGAGAGAAACTCGTATGAATAATGCAGCTCAAGCTAAATCTGCTGTTGACGTTGCATTAGGTAAAGTTGAAAATCAACTTCATCGTGACCCTACTACAGATGCTTGGTTTGCACAATATAAAGATAATATCAAAAAGCAAATACAACAAGATATAGATGTAGGTAACTATGGTAGTGCTTTTAGAACTGCTACTGATTTAGCTGGTAAAGTTTCTCAAGATACTCCTCTTATTGGTAGAATTAGAGCTAATGAGGATTTTAAAAAAGAAATGGAAACTCAACAAACTCGTAGGGATAAAGGAGATATAAAACAAAATACATACGATTGGTGGGTGGCTAATAATCCATATAGTTACACTGATATAAAAGATGCTAATGGAAACATTGTAGGTGGTTCTACATGGACTCCTACTAGTCGACCTGTAAATGACCTTTCTTTTGCACAACAAGCTACTATAGCATTTAAACTAATTACTCCCGATAAAGGAACTACAGGAAGAGAAAGTAAAACAGGTACTACAAACGCAGATGGTACAGGTTCTACTTCTGGAAGTGGTTCTACACAATCTTATGAAAGAGTTAGAGCTCAAGATATACGTAATAATATAGAACGTTTGCTATCTGATAATCCAGATGGTTATCGTCAAGCAGAACAAGCTTATGATGTTGCTATGTTTGAGTTTAATAATATGCAAAAACAATATGATGAAATGTCTAATGATGACCTTGATAAAGAAACTCTTAGACAAAAACTTGAAGAACGTAAAAAATTAATGTATAATAATGGTTCTCCAATATCATATAAAGAATATTATACTAGAATGATAACAGATGAACTTTATTCTAGAGGTTTAGCATATGATTGGAGAACTGATAATAAAAGTTCTACTAGTATTACTGATAACGAAACAAAAGGAACATCTGGAGCTGGTGCTGGTGCAGGAGCGACAAATCAGACTCCATATCCTACTGCCACTTGGCAAGGTCCTTTGGTTAATTGGGGACTTAATTATGATTATAATGGATTATATGGTTCTCAAAATGGTATTTTAAATCTTTATAAATAAGATATAATTATGAAAGTTACGTTTAATGGATATACGTTTTTTGACCCAAATAGTAAAGATAAAGATACTCATGCTGGGACAGAACAAAATTATAGTGATTATAAGTTTGATGAAAGTAAATTTAATCAACTTATAAGTAATAGGCAATACGAAGATGCTGCTAATTATGCAGCTCAATTTCATTTTAATGATCCTGAAAAACAACGTCAAAATGAAAATTACATTCTTAATCTTCGTAGAGAAGGAAGAAAACTAGGAGCTATTTATGGTCGTATAGATAACGATGAGGCTAGAAGTAAAATAGAATTTGCAGATAATGTTTTTGTAAACGGTGGTCTTGAACAAGCTGCTTCTAATCCTTACACTCAAAAATTTGTAGAACTTAAAAGTTCATTGGGTTCTAATTATAGAAGTAGAAATGGTTTTACAGGCAGACCTGAAGGTGACAAAGTAGAAGCTACAAGTCTTTCTATAACATTTGAACCTGAAAAACAATATGGTATTTTTGGTTGGGATTGGACTGCTAAAGATAATACTACTGCATCTGTTGAAAAATTTTATGCTGATAGTGGTCTTAATGAAGTTCAATTAAAATCAGCTGGAGTAGAAGTAATTCATAAAGATGGAAGAACTACTCTTAAATTTGAAAAATCTAATCCTTTGGCTAATCAAATAATATATAATACTCCTACATATAATTCTGGTGGAGATTTAGGAGGGGGTTCTAGTTATTGGGTTAAAGTTCACGGATATGATGCAAAAGGAAATATGCTTCCTGAAGTTGGTCATCAGGATATAAAAGATATGCAAGATATTATAAACGATACGCAATCTACTAAAAATTCTTATTTTCAAAAAATTAATTTAACTGATAAACTTTATTCTTCTACTATTGGAGGAGAATTAGATGATAATCTTACAGCACTTAATAATGCTTTAGCTTCTGGACAAATAACAGATACAGAATATCAAAGAAGACTTAAAACTGAATGTGGGTATATAGAAGAAGCTATTAAAACTTTAGGAAGTGGTGGTTATGAAATGTATAGCAACAGTTTTAATGACAAGTCTACTGATGAGTCATTACAAGAATTGAGTAATGAAGAAAGAGCTCAAGTTATACAAATGATAAGTGCTGCAAATCCTAAAACTTTACATTTTAATGCTATGGTATCTAATGGTACTATAGGTACTCTTATTACAGTAGATGCAGATAGGGCTGATGATAAAAATATAAATGATAGCAGTAAACCTAATGATATAGCTAAAACAAGACGTTGGCAAGTATTTATTCCTGGTTTTATGCAAGAACAAGCTCAAGCTAAAATTAATAGAAATACTACAACTAGAGCTGCTCAAGAAATTAACGAAATGCAAAATTGGGGATATGCTTATAAATGTACAGATGGTACTGAAATATATGTTGATGAAAATGGTCAGTTTTATTCTGATGGTCAAATTTTATCAGCATCTGATGCAGTTCGTAAAATAAATAAAAATATGATTGTGGAAGATGCTACTAGTCAACTTCAATTTCAATTTCTTAATAATAAAGGAGAACTTTATAATGAAGACGGATATGAAAAAATGGCTCGTTTAACAGCAGTAAAAGCTGTTAATGAATTATATCCAGGTATTTCTTTCACAGATGATACAGGTAAAGCTCTTACTGTTGATGAAATATTTGCTCGTAAAGGAACAGGTCCAACTCTTGCAGATAAATATGCTAAAACTACAAGATATGAAGTTTATACTAAATATCAAGAATTGTTTGATATTTACGATAAACTTATGAATGGTCTAATTTATTATAAATAAACTATGGATGTACTTGATTTCATAAATAGAGAAGGTAAAAAAGAAATACCTAATCCTCAATATAATTCTAAATCTAAAAAGAATAAAGTTCCTAGAACTATAACAGCTTTGGATTTAGAAGCAGATAATGATGCTGTTATAAATATGGCAGTTCAAGATTATCAAAATCAGTATTCTATTTCAGCTAAAGATGCAGAAAAGTATAGACGTAATGGTCTTAACTGGAATCCTTGGGAAGACCTTGATAAAAATCTAGCTGATGAACAAAGTGCTTTTAAAAAGTTTGGTAATGCTTTAGCTCAAACTATTGTATCTGAAGTTGCTCTTGGAACTGCTGTTGGAATTGCTGACTTATTTGATATAATAGGTTCTGGTATAGGACTAAATGACGGTGATTATCAAAATCCTGTTAGTAGATTTCTTGAAGAAAAACAAGAAGAATTTCGTAATTTCGCTCCTATTTATGCTGACCCAAATAAAAATATTAGTAATGGTGGTCTAATAGATGCAGGTTGGTGGGCTAGTAATATTCCTAGTATTATGAGTTCACTAACTCTTCTTATTCCATCTACTGGAGTTGCTAAAGGTTTAGGATATCTAGGTAAAATCTCTAAAGCTGGTAAATTTACTCGTAACGGTGTTAGAGCTTTAAGCGGTGCTTCTAAACGAGTTAGAGCTGCTCAAGCTTTAAGAGAAGCTGGTGCTTCTGCAGAAGAAATAGCTGAAGTTGGTAAACTTAGTAAAGCCCAACGTTTTCTTAATTCATCTAGTACAGTTAATGCTGCTAATATGTTTCTTGAAAATGGGTTAACTGCTGTTACTAGTAGAGCGCTTGAAAACTATCAAGAAGCTAGACAAACATATAATGATATGTATGCTGATGCTTCTGAAACTCTAAGTAATATGAGTGATGAGGACTATCAAAAAGTAGTTGATAGTAACGCTGATATGTTACGTGAAGCAGGAGTTGATACAGAAGATAGAGATGCTGTTGCTAAAGAAATAGCTAAAAAAGCTGCTGATAGAACTTTCCAAATTGACTGGATGAATGTCGGTTGGGATGTTCTTCAAATGTATGCTCTTAAAGATGCTTGGAAAGGTCTTAAAAATTCAGAAGTTCGTTCTTCTAAAGTATATCGTGCTCAAAAAGATGCTTCTAAATATTTTGGTAAAACTGAAGCTGAAATTGCAGCAGCTAAAGCGCAACGTAGTTTTGGAGAAAAAGCTAAAGAATGGGCAGAAGATAGACTTGTTGGTAGTAAACTAGTTATTGGAGCTGAACTTTCAGAAGGTGCTGAAGAGGCTCTTAACTATATTGCTACAGAAGAAGGTATGCATTTTGGTAATGTTCTTCTTGGAAAAGAAAAAGGTTCTAAAGATACAGGTCTTTGGACTAGTTGGAAAAGTGTATTTGATGATAGACTTGCTAAATACATTCAAGCACCTCAACTTTGGGATAGTGCTTTTTGGGGTGTTATGGGAGGTGTAGTATTTGAAGGTCTTGGCAGTCAATTCAATAAAATATCTAATAAGTTTAAAGAAGATGATACTGTTAGTAAAGAAGCTAAAGAAAAACTTCCTTGGTATCAACTTGATGAACTTCCTGAAACTAAACGTCGTATTTCTGAAATTCAGCAACGTGCTACTTCTTTTCAAACTTATAAAGATAAACTTGATAGAATAAATAAAGGTGAAGACATTTATAGTTCCACAGATGAAAATATAGTTAAGTTTACAAATGAAGCTGAACAACAAGCTGCTCGTGATAAACTTAAAAAAGAATATATTGCTGATATGACTCTTCGTGCTATGAACAGTGGTAATCTTGATATGCTTAAAGCTTATCTTGCAGATGAGAATGTTCGTAAAGGAATGGTTGAAAGTGGTATATTTAATGTAGAAGGTCAAAATAAAACTTCTGACGATATAAATAGAGAATCTAAAGAATATATAGATGATGCCCTACGTCAAGTTGATGAAGTTGAACAAATGTATGACCAGGAACTTGTTACTGTTAATGAGGCTTCAGCTATATTAAACGCTAAAGGACAAAAGGCTACTGGTGATAAAACTCGTTCTGCATATGTTCCTGCTGAATATATGCAAATTATAGCTACAGATAATGTTAAAACTGAACTTGCTATAGCTAACAAGAAAAGAGAACTTGCTGGTATAGAAGAACGTATAAGTCAACTTGAAACTCAATTTGCAGATAAACTTGATCCTAATATTAATCATAGACAAAATATTAAACTTGGAGTTTTAATTAAAGAATTAGGTAATCTTCGTGCTGAACGTAAACGTCTTTCTGACGATGATAGTAAAAGTTTGAGTAATCAAATTGCTATAGCTAATATTGATAAAAGAATAGCATCTATTGAACAAGACTTATCTGATGCTGAACTTACTTATGCTACTTATATGTCTTTACGATATGTAAAAGATGATAAAGGCATTGTAACTAGAAAAAATACAGCAGAGTCTCTTGCTTATAAAGATGCTAAGATTACTCAAAATCCTAATTTCAATCCTGGAGATGTTATGGATATGAATGGTCTTGAAGCTCTAGGATTAAGTGATAGAAGTAGAACAGCTCTTGATGAAGCCACTGTTGGAGAATATAAGACTCTAGAAGCAGACGCAGAAACATCCTTTGCAACTCTTAGTAATATAAGTCCTGAACTTGATTTACTATATCAAAGAGCTGCTGTTACTTCTAAAGTTATAGATTTCTATAATAATGATATTGCTAGAACTGTTGATGAAGTTGCCGAACAAGTAGGTATGCTTCATAACACTATGAATGAAGCTAGAGTTAAAGCAATTAATCAGGCTAATGATACCATAAGAGAACTTTATAGAAAGTATGGACATGATGTTGTAAATGCGCTTTATGATAAGTATTATAAAAATCTAAATGGAGATTATAACGATGATACTTCTAGTATGACTGATGAAGAAAGAAGTAAGCTAACCGATGCTATTGACGTTCTTGCTTTAACTAAGTCGTATAATCAATCTCTTGCTAGACATCTTGAAACTATATTCTTTCTTGAAGATGCAATGGCTGCTGGTAGAAGTGTTGAAAATAAAGATGATAAAAGTCAGAGTTCTACCACAAATCAACAAAGTGATACAAGCCAATTAGGTGATGAGATTGACAATTCATCAACTGACAATACACAATCGAATACAGAGCAAAATAATGGGCAAATTGAGGACATACCACAACAGTTTGACCAACAAAATATCCAAAACAGAACTCCGTCTTTTTATGCTAAATGGTATCTTGGTGGAAAAGATAAAGGTAGTGTTCACCACAGTAGTAAAGATAACGGCGGTGTAGCGGTTTATGACAATGGTGATGGAACATTCACTATTGATGTTCGTGGAGATAAAAAATTGCTTAAAGCAAAAGACTTCTTTTCCAATGCTGATGGATTTGATATAACTAGAGATTATGAAGTTGCTAGTATGCCTATTGCTAGACGCAATAAAAAAGGCAAACTTGAAATCATTTATCAAGGCGAACTTAGATATACTGATACATTAGAAGCTCAACAAGAAGATGCTGAAAGTAATAATGAAGCTGAACAAGTAGCAGGGCAAGCAGATGAACAAACTACTAACAACCCTTCTACGGGGGAGGTCGGTAATGAGGCAGACCTTGGTCAAAATGATGAAAGTAATCCTACTCCTGCTACTGAATCTACTCAAACTCAAACTGAAGCTTCTCAAGAACAACCTGCTACTGATAACAATGTCCCTGAACAAGCTGGTGTTACTCCTTCTGCTGAAGAAACTCCACAAGTTAAACCTGCTGTAGTAAATAATCCTGTTAATGCTACAGTAGAACCTACTGTTGACCAAAGTGATGCTGCAGATGAAATTAAATTTAATTGTTTAGGTATTCTTCAAAGAGAAAGACACGCTAACAAAGATGTAGATTTAGATGCTGTAGCTAAAAAGTTTGTAGAAGATTTAGTTAAAACTGGAGCTGATAGAGTTTCAGTTGAAAAAGCTGCTGCTTGGAGTTTAGGAGTTATTAAACGTCGTATTGCTAGAATGGAAGCTAACGCTCCTACTAGTATGCAAAGTTCTGTCGAAGAGCTTATTATTACTCAATCATCTATAGTTGAATCTAGTTCTACTACTGGATATGCTAAAGAGTATGTTGAGAAAGTTAGAGCTATGATGGAACAATATGCTAAAGAAATGGGACTTAATAGAATGAATGGTAAATATTATGTTACTCTTGAAGATTTACTACGTTATTCTAATCAAGTTACTTCTGATAGCACAGTAGCTGGTATGATTTATCAATCTCTTAAAGAATATCTAAAAACTGATGAAGCTAGAAAAGATTATGCTTTAATAGATGAACAAGAAGTTGATAAATCTAATTTTATAAATAATGTTGCTAAAAGTTCTGAAGAACGTCAAAAAGAACGTGAAGGCGCGAATAATAGTCATCGCATTGATATAAATAGTATTCTTTCTGAACTTACCGATGAACAAACTAGCGAATATTATGACGCTCTAGATGCACTTAATAAAGGAGATAAACTTAGTGTCACAGTTGATAATAAACGTCTTTCTTTTAGAGATAAAAATGGTAAAGTCATAGGTACTATTCCTGTAACTAAGCGTAATGCTAAAACTGGAGCTTACGAAATGGTTAACGATGGATGGATATATGATATTCTTTCATCTAATAATGGAGCTATAAACAGTAGACTTAAAGATACTTTTTTCAGATGGCTTACTAGTAAAACTGATGATTGTGTAGAACTTAATTCCCTAATTTATGAATTAGCATTTACTAAAGCTACTCCTGAACGTAAACAAGAACTTCTTGATAAGTTTGCTAACAATGCTGAAGTTAAAGCTGCTAAAGAAAAAGGATTAGTTGCTAAACAAGCTGATAACAAACAACTTATCAATGGTCTTGTTAAACTTTGGCGATTTACTGCTTATGCTACCGGAGATGTAAGTACTGGTAAAAATATTCGTCTTAAATCATCTATTGAAAAATGGTTTAAAAAACTTAATGCTAGTTATGATTTTACAGAAGCACTTCTAAATGGAGCAAAAGCAGATGTTACTATTACAAGTATAAGCGATGGTGAACTTATTCGTATTGTTGAAAATGATAAAGTTCAAGCAGAACAAGAAGCCCTTCCAGTAGATAAAGCTATAGCTGGTGGAGTTAATCCTGAAGTACAACACGTAGCTATTGCTGATAACGCAAATGTTGGTATGCTTAAAGTCGCAGGTATGCCAATGCAAACTTTATCTGGTGTTGGTGGTGGTAATACTTTTGTTATAATTCCTAATAGAAGTGGAAGACCTGGATATGCTCAAGCTTTTCCTGCTGGAGTTGTAGATGATTATATAGGTCAAGATGCAAAAGACATCGTAACTGCTGTAAAAGATGAAGTTACAAAACTTCTAAATGAGTTTGCCAATAATCCTTCTGATGCAAGTTTTGATAATCTTAAAACATTCTTTGAAAAACTTCTTAGTGGAAATAATGGTAATAGAAGTATGTTTAGAGGTTTAAGTTTTACTTCCGGTGTTACTAGAAATGGAGTTCCTTATGTAAGTATTGCTCTTCCTGGAACTAGTAATATGGTTAACATCTTTAAGAAAGGAAGTAAAGGTCTTTTTGCTACTAAGATTACTGTAGGAAATGATGAATTTGCTGTTAATTCTAATGGTAAGAAAACTAAAAACGTAGATATTAATAGTCCAGAAGCTCATAGGGCAATCAAAGAACTTATTAATAATCTTAAATTTCAAGTTAGTTATGCTTATGTAGATAGTGATAACGTTTCAAATATGTCTTTGAAAGGTTTTGCTACTCGTAGTAATGGTAAATTTGAAATTAAAATAGGAGATAAAACTTGGACATATAATTCATATAATGAGTTTATGTTGAATAATAATCTTCTTAGAGTTAATACTAAACCTTCTGAAGATGGAAAAAGTAATTATAGTAGGCGTGGCATTCGCAGTCAAAAAGGAAATCAGACTCTTGAAGTAAGTCTTGCCACAACTACTACCTCCCCCGTAGAAGAGAATGGTACAGCTCAACAAGAGCAAACTCCTGCTCAACCTACTGAAACTAAACCAACTAATATTACTATTAATGAACAAGTAACTAACATTCTTAATTCTAATAGTAATGACAAAGGAGTTGATATAGTTAAAACTTTAGTTGGAACTGACCCTGCTTTTACTGAAAGTACGTTAAAAGCATTTCAATCGCTTGGTATTTTACCGAAAAATATTAAATTTGATGCAGAATTTAACAACCGAAAAGGATATGAACATATTAATGCTGAAATTAATACTAAAACTCATGAAGTTACAGTAGGTAAACGTTGGCTTGATATGTTTAGTAATCCTCTTTCAAGAAAGCAAGCTATTCGTAAACTTATTCATGAAGGTCTTCATGATGCCCTATCAGGTAAAAATAAAAGAAGTTATCTGCATAGTGCTAAAGGAATTTATGAAGAGTTTAAAGCAGCTCTTGAAAGTGGTAAAGTTGATAATGCTGAACATTTCAAACAATATCTTTTTGAAAATGAAACTGAAGATAGGGCTTTAGAAGAGTTTCTTGTTGAAAGTTTAACTAGTGAAGAACTTGCTAGAACTCTTAATTCTATTGATGCTGTTTCTGAAAGTAGAAAAGGTTCTAAGAACTTGCTTCAAAAAGTTCTTGAACTAATGGCTAAAGTGTTTGGTTGGGATGTTCGTAAAGGTTCTCTTTATGAAAAAGAATTAAATACTCTTAGAGCTTCAATGCAAGACGATATTTCAGATAGAACTGCTATTGACGAAACTGTTGAGTTAGTTAATAAAATTCAGGAAGATGGTGAAAAAGCTAATCTTACTGAAGATGAAGTTTATTATATAAACTCAGAAACTAATGAACTTGGTGTTCGTGTAACTAGTGCAATTCAAGCTGATGAAGAAAATGTAGTAAACGGTATTCCTAAACGATTTGATAAAAACAGTCCTTGGGTAACTCCTTCTACTAATATTGGTACTGGAGTTGATGAATTTACTCGTGACTTCTTCTTAGGCAAACTTGATAATATGTCTGATGAAGAACTTGAAGCTGCTTATCCTAATGTTACAGGTTCTGATTGGGCTAAGTTTAGAGAACAACTTAAAACATTTAAAGATGATTTAAAGAAAGGAAAGACCATTAAAGGTAAAAATATAACTATTGTATCAAGAGATATAAAAGCTATTGGTAAAGTAGATGTAGTTATGCCTGATGGTTCTATTAAAAAGCTTAATGTTACTGGTACTCTTGATTTACTTGGATATGACCAGGATGGTAAGTTTTATATCTTTGATATGAAAACTGTTCATTCTGAAGATTATATGCAAGATATTGATAAGAGTAAGAAGTGGAATAGACAACTTCAACTTTATAAACAATGTCTTGAAGATAAATATGGAGTTTCTGTAGCAGGTACTTATATTATTCCTATCAAAGTTAATTATGATACTCCTAAAGGAGCTAAAAGAAAAGACGGAACTGATATGGGTGGAACTGCAGTTTATTCTGTTAGAAATCCTGAACTTAAGCGTAATTATGATAATCCAAATAGAAGTCAAATTTTACAAGACGGTGAAGAATTTAGGGGTGCTGCTCCTGACCTTAGAAGTATTCTTTCTAAGAATCCTCATCCTGGTAAAATAAGATACGAATATCTTGATGATGCTGCTAAAGATGTTCTAGATGGTAAAGTAACAGCTGAGAATTATAAAAATAAAGAAGCTGTTACACAAACGGAACAAACTTCTACAGAAACTACCAAACAAGAACAAAAACCTCAAATAGAAGTTAAACCTGTAGAAGAACCTGCTAAACCTAATAAGTTTGGTTCAGATAATAGTAGACGAATGAGAGGTAAATTTAAGAGTAGTATTACTGAAATGAACAATACTACTCCTGAAATGGAAACTATAAAAGCTAATGCTATTGCTAATGGAACTTTCATGAAAGCTCCTAATGGCAATCCTACTAATCTTAGTGAAAGACAATGGTTGCAAGTTAGAACTGAATCTTTTAAAGGTTGGTTTGGTGATTGGGAAAATAATCCTAGTCAAGCTAGTAAAGTGGTTGATGAAAATGGTGAACCTCTTGTAGTTTATCATGGTTCTAAATCAGGAGCTAAATTTGATACTTTTAAGAGTGATGTTTCTGGTAGAAATCTTAATACTGCTGAAAATTCGTTCTTCTTTATTTCAGATAAAAATGCTGTATTAGACTATTCTTTTGAGCATAATGCCTCTAATATAATGGAAGTATTTCTTAATATTAGAAATCCTCATGTTGAAGATTATAAAGGTCAACATTGGACTGGAGTAAGTGAGAAGTTTTATTATAATCATCCTCTTCTTGGTAAACGAGAAATAAACGTTCCAAAAGGTCAAGAAGATAATGTTTATAGATTAGCTGTAGAACAAATTTATGGTAAAGATGCTGTAAACGATAACGATTATATAAGAAGTGCTTATGAGTATGTTGAAACTGAAAGAACAATAACTAATCCTAGCACTGATGAACTAACTCAAACATTAGATAGAAGTAAATTTGATGGTATTATAGCAGAAAATGTTGTAGATAGTACTAAAGGAGCTGCTACAGATTATATTGCTTTTAACTCTAATCAAATTAAATCTGCTACTAACAACAATGGAGATTTTTCTACTACTGATGATAACATTCATCATAGCAGTGTTACTGAACTTGGTTCTAATGTACCGTCAGTTCAATCACTTCAAGAGAGATTACCGATTGACCAACAGCCAAAATTTGCTGCTCTCGTGCGCTCTGCTGCAATTCAATCGTCTTGTCGATAACTTGTTAAGGTCGATAAATTAAATGGCTGAAATGGCTTAAAAATATATTAAATAAAGTATAATAATATGAGTTGTAATGTTACAATAACTGCTACAGCAGTTACAAATGAATTAAGAAACTTTACTGGAAGTAATGATACTCTTCTTAATTCTTATGTTTCTGAGGTATTTGAAGTAGATACTTCTGAAAATGGAAACGACTTTAAGTTTAAAGATGACTTTGCTGAAAAGCTTAAAGCTAAATTAGGAATAGATGCTAATAACATCCCTAGTACTCGTGTTAATGACGTTGTTAATTATGTTAGAGAATATTACAATTATAATCATCCTGACATAAATTATTCTTCTAAAATCCAAAACGATTCTACGCAAGTAGGTCGTTTTGGATATAACAGTGTTAATGCTAGAATATTTGGTAAAAGAGTTGCTGCTAATTTTGCATTAGACTTTTATCATCAGATTATGCATGACCAAAATTCTAATATTAATAAAACTATTAAAGAAAACGGTTATGCTACTAAAAAAGAATTCTTTGCAGATGCTGTTAAAGCTCGTATAGAAGAACTTCTTGCTGATAGACTTTCTCAGAAAGCTGGTATTTCTGTTGATGAAGTTTATGACTTAATGGATGCTAATAACACTGAAGAACTCGAAAAGCTTCTTGGAGATAATCCTGTTGTTCAAGATTTAAATCTAATGGCAGTTTATAAAGAAATGAATGCTGATAGAGAATCTTATTTTGAAGAAGTTTGGCTTGATAGTCGTTTAGGTGATTTACGATTTGACGAAAATGAAGTTACAGAAGATACAACATATAATGCTATAGAAGAACAAGAAGAAAGAGAAGAAGGTGAAGATTCTGATGACGAGTCTAATAATTCTCCTACTGATGATAAAAATAATTCTATTAGAGTTCTTAATGAAAAACTTGGTGATTATAATAACTTTATGACTCATGTTGATATGAGTATTAGAAGTTATCTTAATAGTCTTAAAAAACTTAATAGTGGTTTGTCAGTTAATGGTAATCCTGATTTTAATTTGGATAATGACCTTGGTATTCCTGATACTATGAACGCAGAAGAATGTTGTTCTGTACTTTATGGTTATGGAAACTTTACCAATGTAAATGCTATGATAGAATCTATTGAACGTATTGCAGATGATGTTCCTGGATTTGCAGCATTTCATACTATGGCTGATTATCTTAAAGAAAATACCAATTTTGCTTATGAAGTTTATCGTACTTTTAGTAAGATAGTAATTAGTAAACTTGAAACTACAATGGATGGAGAAAGTGTTAATAGCAGAATTAGTAATAGGTCTGCTGATAAATATACTTCTCTTAAATTTGAATTTCTTAATAGTGTAAAAGCTACAGCTATTCGTACAGATGATAAAAGTAGTAGAGCAGTATTTGAAGGTCTTAATAAACAAATTCGTGAAGTTGAAGAACTTTATAAAGGAGTTGAAGAACTTCAAGGTGACGAAACTATGGATGTCGCTGATAGACTAGCTCTAATAGAAGAAGCTGAAGATAGAAAAGCTGAAATAGTTTCAGAACTTGCTAGACAGCTTCGTCGTTATTATCCTACTATTGATGACTCTGCTATAGCTAATTATATTACTAATGCAGGTGAGAAAAATATTGCTAAAAATGCTAGAACATTAGCTACTATTCTTAAAGAAACGATAGATGCTAGTTATAAAACAAGTCAAGAATTTTATAGTAGACAAGCTGACATTAATGCAGCTTATGCTCATAATAGAAGTCTTGATGCTCAAAAAGAAGAAAGAAAAGTAAGTCCTGACGAATATATGGACATTACTCCTTTATATGAAAAAGAATATGTTGATTCTTCTTCACAAGCTGCTGCTTTTAGACTTGCTAAAGAATTAGTTCGTTATACTCTTGTAAAAACAGAACTCAATTCTCGTAATGTTCATGGTAATCAATCATCTGATGTTATTAATAACAGTATGATTACTAATATTCTTAATACGCTTCGTACTCCAGAAGCTCTTAAGAATTTTGGTATTTATAAATCTCAAACTCGTCAGTATGATTTCAGCAATATAATGGTTGAACATAGAGATGAGAATGGTAGAATAATAAACTTTGGTTTATTTAGTCATAATCCCGAAACCAATGAATTTACTCCGACTAGTTATGCAGCTCGTATGTTAAATGCTAGGCTGTTTAATGGTGCTAGTGATATGGGAAGTTCAACTAGTGTTCTTTATTCAGAAATGAGTAAAGGAGATTATGTTGCTACAGGATTTATTAATTTCTTTAATGCTGAAGAAAATAGAGATAGTGAAAGAGAAGGAGATAGTATTGATTTTGCTAACTATTTTATGCGTATTCCTTCTGATGCTCCTAAAAACTTTATTATCTCTGCTCCTAAATATACTATCAGAGAATCTGCTTCGGGTAAAAATGATGGTTTGTTTACTATAGATAACATTAGTGAAGCTCGTAAACTTGTTCAACAACAAATTAATTCTCTTTATAGAATTACTGAAGAAGAATATTTAGGAAAATATGTTGCTCTCAATCCTACTAAGAGAACTTTAAGACAACTTGTTTCTGATGCTACTTCTAAAAATATAGGAAATATTTTTATTAATAGTCTAAAACAAGTAAATGAAAAGGATGCTAAAGTTGGTGATACTGTAACAATGACCTTTAATTATCGAACACAAGAAGGTGTAGATAATATATATATTCTTAAAGGAACTTTAAGTAGAGATAATGGTAGACTTATACTTAAAGCTCCTGAGTTTGTAAGTTTCGCCGATAACGCTCATTCTTCAGATGTTAATAATTCTCTTAAAAATCATTTTGAAAGAAAACTTATTAATAGCGGAGATATTAAGCGTAGTATAAATAAAAATCATCCTCTTTATAAACAATTTAAACACGCATTTATGCAAGAACTTCAAGATGCTGCTACGGCTCTTGATAAATTCTTTGTAAATGAAAACGGTTTAATTGCTACAGATGGTGAAAATTTTACATTTAACGAAGGATACGATAACACTAAAAATACAGCTCGTAAACTATATGCTGTATATCATGTTGGAAAAGGTAAAACAATTTTAGATAAAACTGAAAATGGTATCAGTAAATTAACAGGTTCTGTATTTCATAGTGATAGATTTGTTATTACTCATACAGATGAAAATGGAAATGTAAGTGAAGTTAATTATGGTGAGAAGATATTAGAAGAAGCATTTGATTTCCTCTACGGGGGAGCTAATAACACTTATTTGCATACTAAACGTGGTCAAAAAGGTGTTAGTGTCGAACTTACAGATGAACAAGAAAATATTGTGGATAAATATCTTTCTCAATTTATAAATGATTATGTTGAAGATACGAGAGAACGTATTACGCAATATGAAGATTTTATTCCACAACATTTACTTACAGATGATAATGTGGCAGAATTTGCTTTAAATCATCATCTCATGTATGTTTCTTTTAATGATTTATTTGAAGGAGATACTAAGTTTTATAAAGATACTCAAACTTTTCTTAAACGTGCTAAAGAATCTCAAGGTTCTGGTGTTCCATATGGTATTGTAGATTATACTATGAATCTTTCTACTCCTAGAGAACAAATAGAAAGTCGACTTAATGATAAAACATTTGTTCGTAAAAAAGCTGATGGAACTACTGAAACCTTAGAAATAGGACAGTATAATAAGTTTAGAGGAGTAACTATCAAAAATACAGTTCGTACTAGTGAAGAATGTTCTATTTATGATGCTAAAAAGAAAACTAAAGATGGTGTTGTTACTAAGAAACTTATAGATGCTCTTCATGAAGGTGGTATGAGTGTAAAAGCAGCTACCGAGAAAGCTCGTAATATGATGAGTGGTTTTAACGGAACTACTGTAAATGACGCTCAATCTTATATTACATTTGAAGAATGGATTAGACGTGTGTCTGCTAGAGGTCAACTTGAAAAATATATGCCTCTTATTGAAGCTGTTCTTGATGAAACTAAACCTCTAGATGCTAATGTAATTGGTGAATTTATTCAAGTACAAAAGAACTTTTATTATGACCAACATTACAATGAAAAACTTGGCGTAATTGCTCCTCGTCAAATTAAAAATGCTGAATTTGTTCTTGTTCCTCGTTTAATTGAAGGAACTCAACTTGAACAAGTTTATAATTTGATGAAAGAAAAAGGTATTGACCAATTAAATACTGAAGAAACTTCTAAAGCTGGTAAGTGTAATGTTCTTACTATTTGGAATGATAAAGGGGAAATAACAGAAGAAAACGTTGAAGACTTTAGACTTAATGCTACTGGTGCTGTAGAAGAATATAATTATAATTATCTTTACACTCAACAAGAAACTCCTCAACACGTAGATAATAAGAATAAAGCAGGTATTCAGATTATGAAGAAAATACTTGATAATATCGTTCCTGGTAGTGAGCTTTATTCTAAAAAAGAAGAGTTCTTCAAACTTTATTCTGCTAATATTAAAGAAAGTTTCCAAGATTTAGTTGATGAACTTAATCTTCAACTTGATGAAAATGGAAATCTTAAACTCGAAGATAAAAATGGAAAACGTGATATTACTGGACTTGATGTTCAACTTTTTTATGACAGATTAAAAGAAGAAGTTGCTCGTCTTGGTCTTGACAGTAATATGATGGATTATGTTACTTTAGCTGAAAATGCTAATATAAACGATGATGTTCCTGATACTAAGATGCCAACTTATTTGAGCAGTGTTTCAACTAAACTTGAAAGTATTGCTCAGAGTATGTTTAATTCTCGCATTACTCGTCAGAAACTTCCTGGATTCCATGCTGCTCAGATTACTAATGTTGGTTGGAGTCCTTTAAGTGGTCAAGTTCAAAGTAGAAGTTATAGTAAAGATTTGAAATATCATCCTGATGGTAAGCCTTATATTGAAATAATGCTTCCTGCTAATAACTTTGGTTTAAAACGAGAAAAAGCGGATGGTAGTCGTAAAACTGATGAAGAATTGTTAGAAGAACTTCAAAATTCAGGTCTTGATACAATGATTGGTTATCGTATTCCTACTGAAGGTAAACAATCTATTTGTGTTATGAAGGTCGTTGGTTTTACTGATGATGCTCTTGGTTCAACTATTGTAGTTCCTGATGATTGGGTTTCTCAAACAGGTTCTGACTTTGATATTGACTCTGTTTATGGTATTAATTTTAAAGGTAAAGTTAATAAAAAGACTGGTCTTATAGAAAAAATACCTTATAAACAAGAAGTTACAGAACAAGATTATTTTTCTTATATTCGTCGTAAACTTGACCATAAAGTATCTACTAAGATTAAAGGTCAAATTGAATCTCTCAAAGAAGCTATCAATGATAAGCGAAACGAGGATTACAACGATATGCTTGAAACTGAAGGAGAAAAATATCACGCTCTTCCTGATGAAGTTAGAAATGAAATTAAAAAACTTCAAGAGAAACATACTAGTGGTAAATCTAAACTTGAAAAATACACTCAACAAAATAATAATGTTGTCGAAGGTCTTACTCAATACATAGAGAATAATGAGCTTTCAGAAGATGTTAAATCTCAAATTCAAGAATATATTACAGTAAGACAAGGAATTAATGATTTCATTAATAATGCTTCTGAAGATTATAGAGAGAAGCTTATGAATGGTATTTCTGAGCTTCAAGAAGAACGTCTTGCTAATATTGAAAAACTTGCTAAAGACGCAGGTCTTTTAAGTTATCAAGAATATTCTAATCTAGATGCTACAGAAAGAAATAACAGAGATGCTCGTAATAATCAGTTATTACAATCTATGATTGATATTCTTTCTAGTTCTGAGTCATTAGAAGAAAATCTTTCTCGTTCTAATTTTGAAGATATTATTAATGCTCGTAATGCTTCTATTGATGAAAATATAGCTAAACGCCGTAATCAACGTTCTCCTTATAATTTCCTTGACCAAGCTGAATATCAAGAAGATGTTATGAGTGGCGCTAAACTTAAAGCATTTAGTGTTACTCGTGATACTTTCTGTTCTATTTGTAATACAGTTAGACCAACAATTAGTGATGCTCAACAAGTTAAAATAGTTTATAGAGCTGAAGATGGTTATACAAAAGCTGCTCTTAAAAAGACTTTTGATAATGTTGAAGAAATATCAGACGGCGTATTTGTTGTAAGTCATAATACTTTTGGTTGGACTAAAAACAACAAGAATAGTGTTGGTAAAATTCTTACTGCTTATTCTTCTCAAACTACAGCTCATATTCTTGATGCTGTTAAGGAAGGAGCTATTCCTAATGTTAATGATTTAACTTTCCAAGTATATAAACTATTTCCTGATTTAGGTTCTGATTATGAAACTGGTGTTTCATTTATTATGCAACCCGGTATTAGTAGAATAGTTGATGCTTATAACAGCAATAAATCTATTTATAGTAAAGATAATAAAAATCCGGTTCATACTGCTATAAAAAGTTTAGCTAAAGAACTTCTTTCTATTGATGGAATAGAAGTTAGTGATAGAGAGTCCATTGATAGTATAATGACTAAACTTCAAAAGTATAATGGACAAGTTGCTAGATTGTTTGGTGCTGGTACTGCTAATTTTAAAATTAGTTTAGATGATAAAGAATCTGCTAAACTTCTTATAGCTGCTAGCAGACTTAAAGATAGACTTAAAGATAAAGGTATATTTGAAGGAAGCTCCCCCGTAGAGATGAAGATGCGATTACTATACGACTTAGGAGTCATACTTCAATATAATAAACTTTCTCATTTAGGTAATTCTATTTCATCTTATGCTCGTGTTTGTAATCCTGATAAGTTTGGTGCTAAACAAACTATTTTTGCTACAAATAAAGTATTTGATGATATTGATGAATTATCTAGAGAAGAACATCCTGCGTTGTATGTAGAAAGTAAAGAAAAAGGAAATCAAACTTTTCTTGAAGCTATTTATCCTGGAGTTACTAGAGGTCTTGATAATTATATAACTTCTAGTGATATGAACTCTGCATATCCTCCTCTTCATCATTTTCTTAAATATGCTACAGCTACAGCTATTAAAGTAAATCGTCATTTATTTAAAACTCAAAGTCGTGAATTTGTTTCTGATGTTAGCTTAATTAAATTAGCATTTACAGGCGATAATAAAACTTTAAGTGAAAAAGTATATAAAGAATATCAAAATTATATTCTTAATTATATTTATGGTCAAACTGATGCTGTAAGAAATAAAGTTACTTACATACAAGGTGAAGGTTTCAGATTTGAAGCTGGAACTGATGTTGAAGAAGAACGTAGAAGAATCTTTGGATATGGTAAATCCCCTGACTTACGAGTTAAAAATGAAGATGGTGAAATGGTTGAATTTGAAGTAGAAGATATTAATAATCCTACTCAAAAAGAAATTGACCAATTTGCTACGTTAAGTCCTGCTCAAAAAGTTACTTGGATACAAGAACATTTTAGAGAAACTGGAGTATTTAAATATATTCGTACTACTTTATTTAATAATACTCAATATCGTAAGACTAAGGCAGGTGCTCAAACTATCGAATATGTTGAAGGAAACGATAATATAGAAACTGTATATAATGAATTTAATAAATGTTTCTATAACAGTAATCCTCTTATAGCTCTTGCAAGTTTAGACATTGTTAAGTATGCTTTTGCTGTTGAAGGTTTCAAAATGAAACGTAATGCTGTTAATAAAGTTATCAAAAATGATGCTCTTATTGATGATGCTGACCATGATGGAACTGGAATTGTAAATCAATTGAATACTAAAATTAGAGATATTGATACTATGAATACTGATGAACTTCGTAACAATTTTGTTAGAAGTCATTACAGTAGTATGTATCAAATTGCAACTCATAGAGTTGAAAAAGTTAATAAACAATTTGAATTATCTCGTAATCTTGGTGATGATATTGTACTTATTGATTTAGCTACAAAAGAAGGAAAAGAACTTGCTGAAAAATATGATTTTATATTTACTACAGGTGATAAAGGAAACTATAGTGTAAATCAATATGTAAAACTTCGTTTTGGTAAAGTTGAAAAACTTTATAAAATAAAAGAATATGGTAATCATATTTATGCTTATCCTCTTAATAAACTTGAAGAGAACGAAAGTTCTACTTGGTCTGTTAACGTAGCTAATAATGTTAATCCTGATGAAAGCTATTATCAAGCATTGCTTTCTGCTATAGAAGATGAAAATCCTAATACAGATGAATATTCTAGAGCTATAGAAGAAGCTAGAGCTAAAAAATCTGAACATAAATTTGTTAATAAGAATAAAGCTGAACATTCTACCTATGCTACTACATTTAATATAAATGCTGAAAGAACTGTAGATAGTGGTGGTTTTGAAGATGTTAGAAATAAAGTTACTAACTTCTTTAAAACTAATCCTAGAGGTAGGTTATATCTTCGCAGTGCTGCTTTGGCTAATTACATAAAATATACTAGTGCTGCTAACGGTAGTATTCAAACTATTAATGGTAGACAATATGTAATTCAAAAAGTAGATTTTAGTAAGTATAATAAGAAGTATATTGGAAAGAATAATGAACATAGAGAAGTTCAAGAACGTGACCCACAAATTCAAGCTATAATGGAAAATGCTCAACTTGCAGGTTACAGAGTCAATGATGCTTTTCTTATTACTCCTTACAACGAAAGACAAGCTACTGTAGAAGTAGATGAAGAAGAAACTCCAAATGAAATTATGCATTCTAGTGTAACAGAACTTGGAACTCATTCTATGCAAACTATGTGGCGTCGTCAAATATCCGAAAATGATATGTCTGCTGCTAAAGCTCTAAAACGACTTCATGATAAAGATATAAAATCTACTGATGCTTCTGTTAAAAATAATGTTAACGAAGTTATAACTACTACAGCAGAATATGTTCAGGTTACTACTGATAAAATTCTAAATGATTTGGAATATTTTATTCCTGATGCGGAAGGTCATTATCACAGTGTGAACGATTCTGAAACTATTGATTTAATTCGTAATAATCCTGAAGAGCGTAAACGTTTTCTTAAAACCCTTCTTGATGCTCGTGCTTTTGTACGAAATTATAGAATGATTAATGACCTTGATATAGATTCTGAAGACCCTGCTATTAGAAATTATCTTACTAAGATTAAAACAGCTATTAACAAACTTCAGAATGCTACTATTATAAATAATGCAGAAGAAAGATTTGCAAATGAGTATTTAGCTAAACTTAGTGAAAATCCTCTAGTTCAAGGTGATATACTTAGCCTTTTGGATGGTTATCATAGTGCTGCTGCTTTTGATGCTTGGGTTAATGACCTTCAAGAAACTTCTAGTCCTCTTCTTCAAATTATAACTAAAGAAGTTATGGGTGACATTAGAGCTAAGGAGATGCTTGCTACTAAACGTATTAGAGAGTTTAGAGATAAAGTCAAAGAAATTAAAGGTAAAGCTGGTGCTAATGCTATAAATTGGAAGCATATAATTGATGAAGATGGAAAATTTGTTCAAGATTATAATCAAGAATTTATAGATAAACTAAATCAACTTCGAGAAGATATTGGTGCTAAACGAAGCGAATTTGGTGAAGGTAGTATAGAACATCTTAAAGCAAAATATGATTATGACAAGTTTAAACTTGAACATACTAATCAACTTCTTGTTGATGATTATTATCAACGTAAGCTTGAATTAGAAAATCATATGCTTACTCACTATAGTAAAACTTATAGTGTTTATAAAAAGTTAGATGCTAGGCGTAAAGATATTCTTAGTCATGCCGTAAATGGAACTCTTGAAGAAAGCTATCAAGATGAACTTAAACAAGTTAAGAAAGAAATGGATGCTCTAACTGCTCCTTATTTCTTTAACTCTTCTACGGGGCAGTTTGAAGAGAAGTTTTCTAATAGTGACCCTAATAATCCGTTAAGAGGAGATGACAGAGCTATTATGAGTATAGAAGCTGCTAATGCTTTATCTTCTCATCTCTCTGCTATGCGAGATTTGCGTAAAGAATATTTTGCTCAAGATGCTAAATTTGGTTTCGATGAAGAACTTGAAAAGAATCTTGATATAATATCTAATTATGAAATGCGAGATAGTACTGGTAACATTACTACTCCTGTTTCTGAACTTATGAAACATGATGATTATGTTAAAGCTAAAGAATGGGTTGAACACAATGCTCGTTATGTTGTGGGTGAAGAAACTCAAAAGTTAATCAACGATGCTTTTGCTATTCTTCGTGAAAAAAGAAGTGGTAGACAGATTCTTTCCGCTATAGCTAAACGTGATAATCTTTATGATAGTCACGGCGTTATAGATGCTACTAAAATATCAGATGAAGATATTGCTAAAATAAAAGCTGAACAACTTGCTAATTATAATATTAGAGAAGGACAACCTTTTAGTGATAGAAGTCTTATAAATAGTGCTCCTACAGATGACACTATTTTTAGTTCTGCTTTTTATAAAGGTATGACTCTTAATGGTGCTAAAAACCAAGATTATATTGCTAAGGTTAATGAAATCAACGCAATACTTCTTCCTTATTATGACAATAGTAGTAAAACAGTTTATACTGCTAAAATGACTACTGAGGAACTTGAAAAGCTTGATAAACTTTATGAAGAATTAGAGGATATTAAAAAGACTGAAAATTCTAGTAATGGTAAATCTGTTCACAAATTTATAAAAGACCATGTTGAGTTTGTTTATGATATGGATAAATATCAAGCTGAAAAAGATGCAGCTATTGCTATTGGCGGTAATTATCTTCGTGTTTGGCAAAGAGTAAATGAACGAATTGAAGAAATTGATGGTAAAGACACAGTTGTTCCAAATAAGTACATATATGGCTATGCTGTTCCAAAAGGTTACAAAAAAGATGGAACTGGTGATAATACGTATGTAGATAAAAAGAAAACTGATGCTCTTCGTACTGTTAGAGCTTACACTACTTCTACTAAAACTGAATATTATTATCAAAAGTATAAGGAAATGCAAGCTAAAGGTAAAGAAGAGTTTAATGCTTGGTATAATGCTAATCATATTTACAATCCTTATACTCATGCTAAAGAGCCTATTCAATGTTGGACTAGACTTGAGGTTAATCAAATGGCTGATGACGGAGAACATACTGAAGCTGGTATGTGGGTTCCAGCATTTGGTCAACTTGAAACTAGACCTAAAGACGGAAGAGATGGCGAACCTGATTATCTAAATCATAATTATAAACAAGGTGCTAGTACAGCAGCTAATTATAAAAAAGAAGGTTTTACACCTCAACAACATGATAATCTTCCTTTTGGAGTAGATAATATTAATTTTGATAGCACAGATTATAGCAACAAAAATAATATGACTGATGCTGAAAGAGAAATGAAAGAGCTATTTGAAAATACTCTTCGTAGTATGGCTACAACTAATTCAGCTAAACGTTTTCTTGATAGAGGTTATATGGCTAGTAGAGCTAAATCTCCTGAAAGAGATGCTAAATTCTATGCTAAAGAAGCTGCTAAAATGCTTGGTTGGATTGAAGGAGCTTCTGGTAAAGAAGATTGGACTGAAGATGTAGATTATGCTACAGATGAAACTATAGATATGCCCATGATGTCTACTCTTAAGTCTAAAGATAGTGTCAAAGTTAATTATAAAATGCCTGATAAAAAAGATTATGAAGATGAAAATGCTTATAATGAAGCTGTAAAAACTTATAATGAAAATAAGAAAAAAGCAGAAGAACAAAATGCTAAAATTCATAGAGAACTTTTGGATGATAATTGGGAATCTGTTATGGAAGATTTCATTGAAAAAGCAGCACATTTTAATGCTATTCAAGACAATAAATATATGCTATTTTATGCTAAGAATATGCTTGATAAAATAGATGTATTTGTTAAAAATGAAGGCTTTAATAATCTTCAAAAAGAAGGTAGTAGAAACGCTGAAGGAGAAACTAGATATGTTACTAAAAAAGATACAAGACTTCAAGAACAATATGTCAATTGGATTCGTAGACTTGTATATGACCAATGGAAAAAACCTAATAATAGATTAACTCGTACTGCTAATATTATGCAAAGCCTTACTTCTGCTAAGTTTATGATGCTTAATATTACTGGCGGTATAGCCAACGTTACTGTAGGTGAAACTCAAATTCTTGGTGAAAGTCTAGCTAGAGAATATTTTGGTATGGATACTTATCTTAAAGGTAAAGCTACTTGGCAAACGTCTCTTCCTAGTTTCTTTGCTGATATGTATAGTGAACGTGCAAGTTCTCTCGGTAGTGCTATTGTTAAGTTCATGAATGTTGTGGACTTTGATGAAAATTCTGGTCTTGTTCATGTTCCTGATGCAGAGGAATATATGAAACGTGCTAGAGATTTAATGTTTAGTCCTCAAGCAATGGGTGAACATTTTATGCAAAATGGTGCTATGTTTAGTATGATACATAGTCATAGACTATTTATTAATCGTGAAAAAGATAGTAATGGCAAACTTAGCTATACTCTTAAAAATGAAGCTGAGCATATGCGTGATGCTAATGAGAAAGCACTTCAAGATGTTCTAACTGATAGTCAAAAACAACTTTGGAAAAAATTTACAGAATATGAAACTAAAGATGCTAATAATAAAAAAGAATATGCTTGGTTTAGAAAAGATTTAACAACAGAATTTGCTAATCTTTATCTAAATGATGAACAAAAGAAAGAGTTTATTGATAAACGTAAAGATTATCAAAATAAAGCTAAAGCTGAATTTAACGATGATACAGAGCATCCTACTCTTATGAGTCAATTAAAACTTGGAAAAGATGGTAAGTTAGACTTCAAAGAAGATTCTAAGTTAATGGAAATGGGAGATGAAGCTTATCAACTTTTAGGTAGATTCAAAGGTCGTGTTATATCAGTTAATAAAAAGATACATGGCGTTTATGATAGACTTGGTGCTGCTAAATGGGAATCTTATTGGTGGGGTGGTATTGTAATGCAATATCATAAACATCTATATCCTGGTATTATGAAACGTTATCGTAGACAAGGTTACTTTAACGAGGAACGTGGTACTGTTGAAAAAGGATGTTATGCTTCTATTAAAGATTTCCTTTCTCTTCCACTTCATAAAAAGAAGTTTGTTAACAAATTAAAAGCTGATACTAATATTTCTGATAGTGAACTTCAATCTGTTCAAGGAATACAAAATATAATTAAAAATTATATTGAATTTGCTCTTCATGTTAAGACTAATTATCAAATGCTTCCTGAATATGATAGAGCTAATATCAGAAGAGCTATAGGTGATATTGCAGGTGTAGCTTCTGCTCTTTGTATGGCTATTGCTCTTAGAGTTATAGCTGGAGGAGATGACGATGAAGGAATCATTTATAACTTGGCAATGTATGAATGTGACCGTCTTGCTTCTGAGTCTTTCATGTATAATCCTTTTGGTCTTATGTCTGAAGGTAAGAAACTTTGGTCAAGTCCTGTTGCAGTTGAGAATGGAATTGAAGATATATTTAGTAGTCTTGGTTTTATTGCTCAATGGTGTATGCAAGGTGATGATTTCGACCCTTATTATCAAACTGGACTTTATGCTGGTGAAAATAAACTTTGGGTTAACGTTAGACGTCAAATTCCTGTATATCACGCTATTAATATGGTAGAAAGACTTAATCGTAGTAATAAGTATTATAAACTTGGGGATAATATGTTATCTATAGTTCCAGTCAAAGATATTGCTGATTGGATTAGAAAATAACAAGCTCCCCTGTAGAAAGGTTGTCAACTTGATAACCTTTCTACTTAATTATATTCAAGATATGGCTAAAAAATATAAAGTTATAAAAGGTGATAGTCTTTGGAAAATTGCTAAAGATAATAATATTAGTTTAGATGAACTAATTAAGCTTAATCCAACAAAAAAAAATATGATACATCCTGGTGACGAACTTCGTCTTGAACCAGATAAAATAAAAGAAACTGTTGACATTAGAGCAGAACGTCAAAGAGAAAGCAGATTTAATCTTGATAATGTATCTGCTATACAAGGTTATAAACATAACAGTAATTATGTTATAGTTGATAAAAAGAATAGAAAACTTACTGTATATGATAAAGACAATAACGAACTTTATTCAACAAATGATATAAGTTTTGGTAAATCTGGAAATGATTATAATACTGTAACTTATAGAGGAAATAGTGGAATTGAAAATTATGGAGGTAATAATTCAACACCAGCTGGTATTACACAAATAACATCTACTGGAGAATATCACGGAGCACCTAGTTTTACTAGAGGTCGTGTTAATAATCAAAACGAAGTAGGAAAAGTTAAAGAATGGAAGAAAGATGAAAATGGAAAATGGTATCAATCTGATAATTTAGTAGATGATAATATTGCATCTTCTTTTCATATAGGAAATACTGCTAGTTTTAGTAATGGCTGTGTTCGTATTGGAAAACAAAGTCTTAAAGATATGACACAATTTCTTGGAGTAGGAGATAGGGTTTATACTTTACCTGAAAAAGAAGGTTCTAGATTTGTTCTTAAAGGTGGTAAACTTAATTTTACGGCAGATAATCCTTACGGTAATTATACCAAAGACGATATAAGTGAATCTGGTCATTCTATGGAAAACTGGGATGATTATAATACAACTATAGATAGAAGTTATACTCCTCTTAAACTTACTTGGACTAATACAGGTGATTACAGATATGATACAAATAGAAAGAATTTTGCTCAAAGTATTGTAAATAACAAAAAGCAACTTCAAAAAGAATTTGGTCTTACTTCTGATGAATATAATCATTTAGCGGAACTTGCTTTAGGTTTAGCAGAACAAGAAAGTAAGTTTGGAACTGCTTACAGATATAGTATGAAACAACGATTAGGAGAAGGAATGATACAATTAATAAAAGGTACAAATCACGCTATTAGTAGAGGATATACTCAGATTAAAAATAAAGGTGATAATAAAGAGCTTCAAGCGATTTATTCTAAGCTTGGAATTGATAATAATTCTATAAAAACAGCTGGTGGTTCTGCTATTGCAACTATTGCTCGTTTAGCTCATATGTATAATACAGAGGTTAAAGGCAGAACTTTTACAAATCAAGAAGGAATAACTATTAATCCTTATCATGCTTTATTATATAAATGGAATGGACATAATGAGCAACTTACAAATCATACAGCCACTCCTGAAAATAATGTTTATATTAGAAATGTAAATAATTATAGTAGACGTTTTAATTTATATGAAACACGAGAGTATGATAAATATAAACTCGGTGGTCGTCTAAGTATTGAAGGTGACTATTAAAATTATGAAATATTAATATTTCAAAATAGCATATATTACAACTTTATATTATATTTGCAATAATTTAAGTCCTGACATAATTTTTGAAGGAGGTGAATATTTGCATGGATTTAGTCCGCGTAGTTCTGTTGTCTGTGAAGATAGCAGAACTATTTTTATTATGTGTACCGAATGTGTTCCAACTAAAGATTAAAAAAAAGAGCAAATGAAGATAAAACTCCACTTGCTCTACATAATACCAAATTTAATAAATTAACTTTCAATTTCAGCCAATTTATTTCAATCCTTAACAACTTATCAACTTAGCATATAAAGTCCAACAGATAAGCTCCTATGGGCTAAAATAGCCTATCATCGTCTATTCGGTCAAAGCAATACTGATATAACTTGTAGTGTTTCAAGTCTTGATAATCTTTAGGTCTACCAAGAAGTTTTTTAGTAACTATCATATCTTTAACAGATTGAACATTTATAGTAGCATTAAAACAATTAGCCGTTTGAGTAACTAATTTATCTCTAACAATAAAATCATAGTCTTTATTATCAATAGAAACAATATAGCAACACTTTATAGTTCTATCATAAACTGTACATCTATCAATACAACACTTTTTAACTTCAACTGGTTTAGTAGTAATGCCTTTAAGTAAAGTATAAATACGAGTTTCATTAAATTTACTACAAAGTAGATTTTCAATATCAACTCTATGTTTTCCTATTACAGTATTATGGTCAATTTCTTCATCAATAATACCATTAATTTCCGAAGTAAGCCAATCAGAACTTAGAACAAAGTCTATATCTTTAATTTTAGAACGATATATAGTTCCACATAAAGCCATACCAAGACTGCCAGAAACACAAATTCCTTTATTAGTACAAAGCCTAACTAGAAGATTGTGTTCATGAAGAGTAATATAATTTACAAGCATTACGTTATCAACATAATCTTCTCCAAACCAATTGTCTTGTTCGTTAAACATTTTACTAATAAGAACTCTACAAGCCTTTTTATAATCATGAACAAGTTCTTTATTTATATGTTTGTTGAAAGTAGTATAAACATCAAAATGTTCGTATATATTAGAAGGAGAGTAATTATCAGTTAGAATGCTATAAATATCATCGCCTAAATCTATGATATTGAACAATTCAACATTATGATACTCAGTAAAAGATGTCTTAAAGAAATTAAGAACACAAGCAGGACTATGCCAAAACGCTAAATGAAGACAAAGAACAATATAAGCTTTTGGACTATAAAATTCTCCATATTCAGCATTAGGATTACCAAATATATGTTTATTCAAATAATCAATTGATGCAATGTCATAATCGCAATCAACTAATTCTTTCATAGTATAACCATATCTTTGAATAAACTTTTGACAATTTTCTATAATATGTTTATTATCCATAAGAACAAAAAAAAATAGGAGTAGTATTTCTACTACTTCAAATTATCAATCAATCTCAAAAGCCTAATTCATTCATAAGAGTTTTAACTCTTTTAGCTGAACAAGTACCTGTAAATGTCATTAGAACTTCACCATTTTTTACAAATACAACAGAAGGAAAATCTTTAAATTCAACTTTATTAAATTGAACTATAGCTTCATCTCTGTACAGTATTGAATAATTAATATCAGTTCTATCTTGTAATACTTCTTTAAGAATATATTCCATTAATTTACAAGCACTGCAACCATGAGTTTTAACAAGATAAATATCTTTACTTTCCATTATCTATGTCATTATCACTTCCGGTACTAGTAGAAACAGGCTCGCTTTCAGGAGTAACACGTTCAAAATATTGACCTTGTTCAAAAACAATACCTGTATTTTCAATACGAGCACGAAGAGCTTCTTCATATTTTTTCATGGCAGCAAGTTGAATAGCTTTATTAGCATATTCTATTTTGTCATCTCGATGTTGACCTTCTCCATAAATCCAAAGTTGAAGACGATCAATACGACCAACAAGTTCACTGTGTTCTTTTATAAGTTTAGTTTGATAAGTATTCATAATTAGAATATTTTAATTGTTAATTGTTTTAAGCACCAGTATGACCATGACCACCTGTTCCACGTTCTGTTTCAGAAAGTTCATCACTTTCAACAAGATTAATTTCAGGGAAAGGAAGAATGATAAGTTGACCAACTCTATCACCTACATTATAAGGTTTAACAAGTTGCGGAATTTCATCACCTTTATCACGGTTTTTAAAACTAAACATTACTTCACCTCTATAACCGCTATCAACTACACCTACATGATTACACAAATAGGCATCAGTTTTACGATTACTACTACGAGGAAAAAGTAATCCTACATGACCTTCTGGAATTTCAAATGCAAGACCTGTACCATAAATATGGCAATCTTTATCTTTGTCATATTCATAAGATACAGCAGTAAGGTCAAGTCCTGCATCACCTTTTTTAGCATAAGAAGGAATAATAGCTTCTTCTACAAGTTTTTTAACTTTTACGTTCATTATTTCTAATATTAGAATGATTAAACAATAATCTCCACAAAGATAGTAATTAAATTTAATATTACAACTTTGTGGAGATTAATTTTAATGTGACATAACTAAAATTTCACCTTTCTACGGGGGAGGGCGATAATTAAGTTTAACTCATCAAGCAGCATCACTATAAGCAATAACTTGATTCATAGCTTTAATCATATTGCTATTAGCTCCCCCGTAGAGAAGTGAATCTACTCGTTTCTCGCCTTCAAGATTAGCTACATTACAATAGAAACCAGTTACAGCATTATACGCACCCCAAGCAGTGCCTGCAATGTGTTTCTGACCAATACCATCAAGATAATACTCAAAAGTACTAGCAATTTGATTAGCTTTACGTTGGCTAATACCAGTACGTTCCATTGTAAGATAGTCTTTAAGAATTAGTTTCTTATAACCGTTTTTATTATCAAACTCAAGAAGAGCTTCACGTTCTTTATCATTAAGTTGAAGATTAGCAAGATATTCCATAACTTGGTCATCACTCATTCTAATCTTAGTAAGACTTTCATAAAACTCTTGAGCAGATTGAGCGTGTTTACAAGCAATATTAAGAATTTCAGCTCCATGACGAAGTTGCTCTCTTACAGATTGAGTATGACGAATACGAATATAACTATCAGCAGATTTAAGTGCCGAATTTAGCATATTAGTACAAATAACTCGAATAGGAGTAAACATAATATTAACAGAACTAGTTCCGTCATGTGAATTACTAAATACAAGGTAATTATCAATTTTATCTTGACCTACACGAGTTTCAACAGGAAGCTTAGCACTAAGATAAATCTTTCGACCACCATTAAGAATACCTGCTTTATCCCATTGTGCCATACCATCTCCGATAGCATCATCGAAGAATCTAAATGCATCACGATTTTGAACTACTTCATATTTAGCTTTAACAAGACCAAGAGGTTCACTTGTATCAGCACGATATGTAGCATAAGCATTTGTTAATTCTCGATAGATATAACCATCACGAGAAAATTCACCTGCAATTTCATTTACGACATTATTACGTTTAATACCAAATGGCATACGAGCCATAAGGTCACATTTGTCTACAATGAAATCAAGACCAGCTTTTTGCATAACTTCAAAAGAAGTTTTACAATCAGAAACATCTTTACCAATTGCCCAAGGGGCACCATTAACTGTATAACGACTCATAATAATTTAATCTTTATAAAATACAACACTAATTTCATCTGCACATATAAGTGTACACTTTAGTGGGTCTATGTCAAGAAACGTATTACTGACACAAACAGGAGTATCACCTGGAAGACTAGAGAGCTTGTTATTAACAAACTCTCTTAAGTCTTCTAGAGTGATACCTTTGTCAAGTTTTAACTCTGCAAACATATTATTTAATAGTAACAGATTTACTTGTAGCAAATTTAGCAAAAGAAGGAAGAGTATTAGTTTCTTTTGCTTCACGTTTAATATCAGTTTTATTTACTTTAGATTCAACTTTAAATGAATGATATTCAACTAAAGCTTTAAGCAAATTAAAACCACGAGGCGAACGAAGTAAATTATGAATGTCAGCTTCTACATTAATAGAAGCAGTAAGTTTCTCTAAATCTTCTTCTGTAAACTTAGTAATTTCGACATCATCATTTTCTTCATCTTCTGTCTTAGTATTACAATAATCGAGAATTTCGTTATAATCAACTATACTTTGGTCAAGTTGATTAGCCATATTATACCAAGACAGAGCAGCCATAAATCTATTGACAAAACGATTAGTAGCATCTTCATCAACCTCAACTACTTGAGTATTTCTAACAAAGACTTTACCAGTGCCAAAATCAACAAATTTACTACCATTTTTACTATCATCACCAAACTGTTCGATAGCTTGCATTAAGACTTTCTTTAGACGTTCAATAGTCTTTTCTTTAGACTTTTGAAGGTCACTAAGACGAGCTTTTTCGTCTTTTATTGCAGCAATATCAGTTTGCATCATTTTGATGACATTAGTATAATCCTTAACTTTACTAGCAAAAGAAGCTCTATTGACTTCTAAAGCTTTTTCAAGTTCTGGAGTAAGTTCTCCACCATTCTCTTCTATTTCATCAAAAATAGAGAGAAGTTCTTGTGAAATTTGATATATATTACTCATTGTCTTTAGCTTCTTTTACTATTTCTTCAATATCAGTATCGTTATAATCTGCTATTCTACGATAGAAATCAGTAATATGTTTAATTCTATCAAGTTGTTTAGTAACATCATCTACAAGATACTTAGTATCTATATTTTCAAGTAAATAAGATATAAGAACAAGGTCATTGAGAGAGTCAATTTCTTGTCTATCTTTTACAAACTTGAAATACATATTAATTACTTTAACAAAAGCTAGAATTAAAGCACAAAGAACAATAGTTATACTAATTATTAAACAAATCATTTTTCTTCTTTTTGAATTGGTTCTATATTTAATTTATTTTGGCTATACATATATTCACAAATTTCAGTACTAAGACCATACTCTTTGAGAATATCATCTATATCTTTATCTCCATCTTCATAAGATAGTTCGATTTCATATATAGCCGGATATGTAAAATCGAACAGATAAAGATAACCTTGATTAGTATTTTCCATAAGGCTCTTCAGTATAAACAACTTTATTAGTTATCTTACCACAGTTTGTACACCTAGAAACTATGTTAATACCAATCACATTTCCTTTAGGGTCTTTAACCTCTATTTCTTTGTAGACTTCATATTTATGAATATTACCAAATCTACAATAAAGATTTTGTTTCATTTGATTTAAGTTTTACTATTATATTTTTCAATTGTGAAACCTATTCTTTCAAGCTCATCTTTAATCTTTGTAGCAACAGCTTTAGCATCAGGATGAGCTTTACCAGTAGAGTCCCAAAGACGCATATTAATAATTCTTTCCCATTCAGCAATAGTATAAGTATAAACTACTTTACTCATTGTATCAAGAGGAAGAATCCAACGTGCATCTTCTGGAGGAAGATTAAGTCCATATTTACTACGAGATATTCTATAGAATAACTCAGCAGTTTTAGCCATAAATCTAGTAAGACAATATTTATAAATACTAAGTCCATACATCCAATGACATTGTTTAAAACGAATACCAATTTTCTTGATAAAATCAACATAACGGGTACTTTGTTCAGCAATAGCATTAGGAGATTTACGATTAAATTCACGAGTTATATCAATACCTGTAGTAATACACATAGTTATTCTTAGAGTTTTATCTTTTCTAAAATAACTATTATCAATAAAAGCAGAGTTTGTATCAATACGATATTTACGATATTTTTCATCCCAATACTCTTTAGCAGCTTGAGCATTAGTAGAAACGTAATAATTAAAACCATGCAAATGAACATCTGCATCTATATAAGCTTTGGGGTCTATTTCTAGTTTCTTTGGAATAATATAATAAACACCAGCGTGTCTAAACATACTACGATGATTATTTTTCCAAAGAGCCATAGCAAATAGAAAGTTATCACCTATTTTATTAGAGGCATAACAAACTCTAGCACAACGAGCTATATGTTCTTCCATACCACACAATGGAAGCCAAGCTTCAACTTTAGGTTCTAATATTTGCATATCTTAATCAACATTTTCAAAGTCAATGTCAGTAACATCAACTTTATTTTGATACTTTACTTGTCTAAGACGTTCTTGACAAATATGAATGATTTTTTCATAATCCTCAGTTCTAGGAGTATCATCTTTAGTTCTTAGAACTCTTTTGATAATGTCAGCATCCCAAGGACTAAGACCATATTCCAACCATATAGTCCAAGGTTGAACTAAATGTTGAGAATAATCACTATAACCTACATTGTGATTACGAGTATCGTCAGTTTCGTCATTAACTATTCCTAGATACAATAATCTAGAATAAAGTTCATCGCTAATTTCTTTCATAGTTTTACTATTTTATCCAATGTTTTTAATGTTAAACTCATTTTCAAGTTTATAATACTTAACAAAATCAAGAAAATCATCAAACCAAATACTATGACAACCTATTTGAATAACCCATTCTTTATATCCAAGATTATCACCAGCATTGGTAGTCTTTCCTTTGTATATGAAGTGTCGAAGAGTATAAATACCAACTTTGATATTTTTACCATTAAAATCAAACTTAATATTGTCAGGTTCTTTATTAATACAAACTTCAAAGAATCTATATAATTTAATAGCATCATCTAATAAAACTGTAGCATGATTAGAAGTAGTAATTATACCATTCTTAAGTTTAAGTTGAATATTCTGAAATCCATTAATTCGAGAACTACTTAATTTAACAGTTCTCCAACCTTTTTCTCTTCCATAATTGAAATATTCTTCATATTCAACATATCGAGCACGCTTAATTTTACCTTCTCGCCAATCGTTAACAGAATACTCTTCTTTATCAAGTTCTTTCAATTTAGCAAGAGCTTCTTCGTAATTCTTTTTAGACTTTTCCTTACACTCATTTATATAAGCTAAGTGTCTATTATTATTAGCTTTATGAACAGTTTGTACTAATTCAACAAAGCTAATAGGATATTCTTTAATCCAATCAGGATTAAAATAAATACAACGTTTATTAAAATACTTAGAAGCTTCTTCAGAAGTAAATTCTTTATAGTAATTCTTAATAATATCATTATATGGAATACCATATCCATAACAATACATACTATAAAAATACTTAAATTTAAGAATTTCACGTTCTTTAGGAGTAAACACAGTACGATTTATAATCTTCATTAAAGAAGGTAAATCAATATTATGCTTAGTAATACTGTAATCTCTAGCAACATATCTAATATCGTAGTTTTTAACAAGAGATTCTTTATACCAAGCATATTTCTTGATTTTATACTTCTTTACAAAATCTTCAATGTCTTTATATTGTCTAACATAAGTAGTAAATATTTTACTAACACTACTATATACTTTTTTAATATGACCATAAAGAGCATGATACTGTGGTTTAAGATAATAATCTGTAAATTGCTTTACAAGATACGTAGCATGAGTTTTATACAAAAGATTATCATCATTAAGAATATCCATACTAGGAATATCTTCATCTGTATAAAACTTTTCATAATCATCAGGTAGAGCATTTTTAACACACCAAGCGTGCTCTCTAAAAGAATTATTAATAATAATTCTTTTTCTTTCTCTATCAATGATAGCAACAGTTCTTGATAGCAAATACCAAGAACTTGCGATATTGTCAAAATCATTATTTCGACCAATATCACCAACTACAAGAAAATTATATTTACCACTAATAGCATGATTTCTCGAATGATAAACATACATAGGAGAATGTATCCATCTGTGATAAACTTCCTTTCTCGGATAACAATGTCTAACACGTTTTTCTTTACTAAGTTCAGCACTTTCCATAAGTGTTAAGTTTGAATTGTTTTGTAAATATAGTTAATTATATTAATAGCACCAAATATTATATAAAATATTTTGAAGCTATTTCAGAGAGTTTATCGGCTAAATGAACAACTCATCAAATAAGCATACAAAAGCCAATACAAGGAACGAGAGATAGCAAATTAGCCGTTTTCCGCTGAATTATCTGCCTTGCCAAACAAATCGGCAAACGATTGCTGCTCATCTTCAACTGTAGGAGCAACAGCAGGATAAACAAGTTTAAATGTTTTAAGTAGATTATGAAATTGCCAAACTCTCATATTATTGTCATCACAACGAGCAATAAGTTCAAGCATTAGAAATTTCACCATTAAAACACTTTTCTTGAATCTTTTATAGTCACAATTAGGACTATTAAAAGCTACATGGTCAAGACTAGCAGCACCATCTCTAACCTTTTGCCAAGCTATACGTTCATTAGTGTCAGCAAAGCCGACTTTAAGTTCTTTATGCTTAGCAAAGATTTTATCAATTAAATCTTTAGAAATAACTGCAATAGTAATAGCAGCATTTTCAAATTGTTCAAGTTCTTCTAATTGTTTAGCCCTCTCTGGACTAATTTGAGTTATTTGTTTCATATCTTCTACGGGGAGCTAAAGAAATGTAGTTCCTAAGACAAATTATATCATAAGGAACTACATTAGATTAAACATCCAAAAGATAAATATCACCATCATCGTCACTTTCTGCCAAATTTACCACAATATTACAATCACTTTCAAGCTGAGCCAAATAAGTATCTTTCCAAATACTAGCAAGACTAACTTTAAGTCTACCATAATCATCAATAGTAGTGGATTTACACTTTCTATCTGCAGGAGGATTGTTTAGCATTGCGATAAAATAAGATGTAGAAGCTGAATCGGGATTATATCTTTTGATTAAACAATTATAGGGTTTAATATTAATTTCTCTACTAAGTAGAACTTTTTTTTTAATATTAATCCAAGTTTTAGTTTTGTCTATTTCTTCTTTAACATTATCGTATGCGTTAAGATTCATCATTATAATTTTTAATACAAAATGCGGAATATAAATAGAAACAAAATATATAAAATTGTATTTCTAGATATAGTTTACTTTTATCAACACGTATAGTTGGAATAAGATACCAAGTATCATCTTTACCTATAGCTATGTCACATCTTAAATAATTATCCATTATTAAGAATTTTTATACCCTTAGCATGAAAAGGAACTTGATTAACACCACTTCTTTCTCTATATTCAACTAACATATATTCATTAATGTATTTGTCTTTATCAACAAATATCTGTTCTTGAACAGCATGAGGAGCATTAAGAGTACATTCAAATAGTTCATCATTAATATCATTACGAAGAACAAATTTAGGTAGATTACTACGTTTAATTCCTTCTGGAATAATATCAATAATAAGAAACTTACCATCTTCTTTCTTTTTGAATTTAAGCATACTATTATTACGCCTACCTCCAAATTGATAGTCAGCTCCTTCTTCTCGAATAACAAGACCTTCAAATCCTAAATTAATAAAATTATCTCTATAAAGAATAGCTTTATTTATATCCATAACATCTACATTAGGTAACATTACAAATATATTTTCATTATTCAAATGGTCTTCTTTACTCTTAATATCGGGGATAAATTTACTAAAACAAGTTTCAAGTTGAACTTGTCTAGCAGCAGCAGACATACTGTCAATGCACAAATCATAACACCAAAATTGGAGTTTATAATGTTGTAGAAGTTCAGTATTCTTAATAAAAGAGTTGATTTCATTAATACAATAACCAGGAAGATAAAGTTCTCCATCAAGACCTACACCTTCTTCAATCATCATATCAAGCAAATCATCAGGAATACAAGGTATTATATATCCATCCAGATAACTAAGTTTATTAGTCCAATCAATACCTTTACGACTACGATAATGAAGTTTGATTTCACTAAATAAACCGCTAGTTATACTTGCAGTAATAATACACCTTTCACCATTAATCTTCCATTGACCAAAATAATTACCTTTTTCAAAAGGCTTATTATCTTCAAGTGTCTTACACAACATAGGAATAAAAGCACCATCACTATGTGTGTTAAATTTTGGAAGATAACTGTCAAGATATAGAAAAAGATGTTCCTTATCTATATCTTCGGGAGCATTGTCATATAAATCTTGAAGAGCTTTATATCCTTCATCTCGCTTAGCTTTAATTGCAGATTTTATTTCATCTTCAACATTTCTATGAGTCTTATAAGTTTCAACATGACCTTCTTTTCCAACAAGACCATATTTTACACCTATAGCACCACCTAAATCTTGTATTTGCCAAAATATAGGTTTTCCTTGAGCATTTCTTTTGTAAAGAATCATCTTATAGTAAAATTAAAAAGTACAATACGCTTAGGTTTTCCAAGATAACCGTGAGCCATTTTAGCAAGTTGAGCTGGACTCCATGTTTCAGTCCAAAGTAAATAACGTTTAGGAGAATAACAAATATGTTTATCGTAATCATAATTAGAATAAATATGAACACCACTAAATCCTAAATGATTAAGAAAATTAAAGTTATTAATTTGACCTAAATCTTTATCGGATTTAAAATCAACTTCTCCATAACAATAAATACAATTCTGCCTAATAGAATAAGTATGGTTACCACGATTTAACGTAACAACTTCTCCTCTATCTATAGCAGCCTCTTCTTCTTCCGTAATATACGTCATAATTATTTGTCTAATAGCAGCATTTGTTCTGATATTAGTCAAAATATGGTAATCCGGAGTAATCGGCAAAGGTATCTGGAACATCTTTTCGGAATCTAATTTCAACATAATCAATGGTTTCTTTGATAAATTGGTTTATTTCTTTTACAGTATATTTATTATGTAGTTCAGCAAAGTCCTTACAACCATAATTAGGAAGACCTAATTCTCCACGAGTAATAAATAGATAAGGAATGTCATAAGTATCATATAGATACTTAGCACCTAATCTACCAGTATAATCAAAGTCAAGCAAACTAAGTATCTTACCATTAGCTGCAAGTTTATTACTAAGCCAATTATATTCTTTTTCCTTGAGTTTATAATTTTCACTAGGAAGATTAACTACCCCAATTTTAAGTTGGGATTGCCCTCCCCCGTAGAAAGGTTGTGAACTTAGATGACTACCTATGCTCAATCTATCTTTACTACTTTTAGTAATAAGTATATAATCATAATTATTAAGTTCAAGATTAAGTAAACCTTCAAGAACATTACAATTAGTTATAAACTTAAGTTCTGTAGCACGATTTCTTTTAGGAAAATAAAGCTTAATAAAAGATATTCCTTTAAGATTTTGACCAAGCATATAAGCATAACAAGGGTCTTTTTCCTTATAATAGTATTTAGGGTCACTATGAACACCTCTATCAACATAATATTGCTCAACTGGAATTACAAAGTGAGTATTAAGATAACCAAGACTAACACCGAGACTATTCCAATACTCTTTATCTTTTTTATTCCAACTACGAGGAACAATTTCAATAATAGGGCGTCTTTGTTTACCTACAGCAATAGCACCTTTTATCATATCTGTAACATTTTCATCTACTTCTTTATTTTCTATTAAATCTTTAAAAGTATTTGCTATATGCTTTAATATAAAATAAAAGTCTTGCTTGCTATTAGGTTCAATCTTGCGACCATAAGCGATAGAAAGAACATAAGATACTACATCATAAATATCACCAAAAAAGCCAAAGCCACCAAAATCGCGAACTTTAAGTCGACCTCTTTGATTATATTGAATACCCATACTTCCATTAGTATCGTTATCTCGAAAGACAGATTGAATAAGATTATTATGTTCTATACAATCTTTAACAACATCTAATGGAATATCTAAATATTTACTAACAATTAGTTCTTGAGAGATTTTACTTTCAATATAATTCTTAGTAAGATTAGTAGTATTTATGTTTCGTATCATCAGCCAAAGTAAAAAAGAGGTAGTAGCATCATTTCTGACACCACCACCTCTATGAATGTAAACCGTTTTAAGAAAAAGTTAAAGTCCTACTTAAAATGGCATCTCACCAGCGGCATCAGCAAAAGCTGCATTACCATTTCCAAGACCCATATCCATAGGAGCACTAGGCATTACACCGCCCATACCAGGAGCACCAATAGTAGGAGTTTTCTTAGTTTCTTTCGGTGTGATAGATTCTTTAGCAAAATCAATACGAAGAACAGTAGGAGGATTATTACCTTTAATAAGTTCAACCACTCCATTGCCAATAAAGCTATCAAAACCCAAATCGCCATTATTATTAACATTACGCCACTCATTCTTTACTTTCTTATGACGAAGAAGTTTAATCCAACAAGGAATAAACTTACCATCAGCGTTCTTATAAGTAGGTTTAGCTACTTCGCCTTCTGCAAGACCATAAGAACCATTAAGCATAGCAGCTGCATTTTCAAAGATATGAGCGTAACCTGCTACAACATCTTCTACATCTACAGCAACATAGTTGTTATCATCGTCAAAATCAGCAAAAGGAAGAGAAAGAGCATCTTCTTCTTCAGCAGTCATTTCGCGACCTTTAAGATAGAAGATGTCAAGAATATGCTTAATCCAATTAAACACATTATTAACTTTCCATTCCTCAGTACCACCAGGAATAGTATTAACATTACTTTCCACAGGGTTAAGAGTTTGATAAACGTGACGTTGTTCAGTAGCAACTGTATGATTACTTGCAAAATGCAAAGTAAGACGAGGAACTTTCATACCTGTAAATTGCTTACCTTCTGCATTAACAGACCAATCAACAGAAACACTGTCAAGATGACCTACAAACAAACCATTTTGTGCTGCATCTTTCTCATGAAATTTAAGTTGAGATACAGCTTTAGTTTGATTACTAACACCACGGCGGGTTTTCTTTACAGCAGTTTGTGCACTACCCGCTGTAGGATTTACATTTTCGTTTGACATAACTTAATTAAGTTTTTATTTAACATGAATATTAAAATAATAGTGGCGGATAATCGCTATGGACTATCCGCCACTACGACGTTTAATTGATGGACAAGCTATAATTACTCAGCGTCTTTCTTGCCACGAATAATAGGGTCTTCGTCTTTAACAAATTCGATAGGAAGAATAGTAATTGTAACATTCTCCTTACCATTGTTATATTCTACTTCTTGAGCATCAGCAAGAAGTACATCAAAGATGCGGTTCTTCTTAGTAGCTTCTTCACCAAGGTCAGCTTTAAGAGCACCCCAGATAGCAGAATCAGTAAAGTTAAGTTGACAACCTACACCAGTAGCAGAAGCTGTAGTAGCAGTCTTAGAACCGCTGCAAGCGTGATATTTAGGAGATTCTACCATATCAATGGTAAGTTGAGCAGCAAGTTCTTCATCAGACAAAGAACCAAATCGTTCAACAAGAGCATCACGGTTAGCAGCTACGATTTCAGCAGCGTGTTCAGCAAGATATTTAGCTTTATCTTCTTTAGTGAAGCGTTCTGTAGCATAAACAGGAGTACCTTTAGAAGTGTATTGAGGAACACCTTTAGCGATAAACCATTGAGTCAAAGCAGCAAGAACTGCATCTTCACCTTCACGAGTAGTAAGGTCGATACCATTTTCTTCTGCATAAGTAACTACGTCAGCAACACGATTCTGAATAGCCATCTCAACACCTGCAATATTGTTAAGGAACATAATGTTCTCACCTACTGCAATGTTCAAAGCTTTAGATACAGGAGAAGTAACTACAAATTTACCTTGTGTAGAATTAGCAATGAGCTGAGGAGCAGCATTAACTGTTGAAGACTTTTGACCAGCTTGTACAGCTGTAACACCGAATGAAAGTTTGTTACCAAGTTTCATAACTTTAAAACTTTTAAAATGTTAATAATTAAATTGATTTGAAATATTATAGTGAGTGTCACTATTTTTAATTTGATTTGGATATTAAGGTTCAATCACTTCTTCATAAGAAGTTTCTTGAATTACATCGCTATCAACAATATCCATATTGTTAACGAGTTTAAGTTCAGTAATCTCATAACAACCCATGATTACATCAGAGGCTATATCACGAGCACCGAGAGTAAAAGCACGATGACCTATAAGAACACGAGGATATTTCTTATAAGTATCTTTTTCAAAGAAACCAGCAGATTGCGCTTCTGAATAAGAAAAATGACTAGTAGCAGTTGTAATAACTTCTTTGCCATTTATCATTTTATAACGAGTAAACTTATATTCAGTAACATAATCTACAGGTTGAGCAGGAATACGAATAACAGGATATTTACCTTCTTTAATAAAGGCTAAAGCTTGTTGAGTGTTAATAGCTTTAACACACTTATCGCTAATCTGTTGTTCGTTATAGATGTTACCTTTAAGGTCTTTATACCAACGAACTGGATAAACACCAATAACATCATCAGTTGTAGCTTCGGTAGCTTCTTTGGCGGTACGACATTTAACACAATAATCAGGAAGTTGTGTTTCAAGATAAATCGTATTACCATCAGTATATTGATACTGAGGAGTATAATCTTTAGTGCATTCCCAAACTACTCCTGCCCTTGATAATAACGACTTAACGATATGAATATCAACACCAGTTTTACCATTTATAACATGGATATGTTCAATACAAGTAGAAAAAGGAAGTTGCAAATCTTGAGCGCGAGTAAGAATAGCTAAGCCATCAGCCACACTTTTAATACCACCTTTTTCACTTGTCATAAACTTCTTTAAAAATACTTCTGCACTTGCAAGTTGTTTTTCATCAAGAAGATTTAGAACACGTAAACCAGTAGAAGAATCATTATGACTAGTAGTCAATGTTCGACTACTACCACCGTCTTTTGGTTCTGTTTGCTTGTCCATTATTTCAAAGAACTCTGTTTTGATTTAACACTACAAATATACAAAATGTTTTTTAGTCCATAATAACAAAGTCCAAATTATTTTCATCATCAGAACTATTTTTAACATTATGATTATTTGCAAGCTGTTTATTCTCCAATAATTTTTGTTCTGTTGTGTTCTTACAATAAATTGAAAACAATTCTATCTTATTTTGCCTAAAATAAACGTCAGATAAACGATACATATAAGAAGATATTGTTTCACATTGAGGAGAAGTAATGATAACAACATCTACATCAATACTCAAATCTTTATCAGGAGTGTTATTTGTAGAAAGAACATTAATCTTATCGAGATTAAACATCTGAACAGCATAAGTTTTTTGTGCTTTAGCACCCATCATTTTACGCTGACCTTTTTTACTACCACTTTTATATGTAATAGGAGTTCCATTAACATCTACAGCAGGAATACTTTCAACTTTATCATGATAGTTAAAACAAATTATACGTTCAGATAAATTATTGATAAAAGCAGTAACTTCACTTGCAAAATCAGCACGCTTATTAATGATAAGAATCTTCTTATCAGCGTTATCTTGAACAATCTTAAGTATAGCATCAAGTTTTCCTTTATAATCAGATAGAAGTTGACTTCTATTTCTAATAATCTCATATGTTTTTGAAGCTCTTTCTTTGAGATTCATAGGATTATAAAGTTTGTCTATTTCAACATTAAACTCAATACTCATATCAAGATGTTCGTTCCAACCGTTTTCTTGTGCAATTTCGTTACATATCTGATTAGAAGAAATGTTAAGTTGAGCATTTCCAATATTAGCTTGTTGCATAACATCAAAACTACCAAAGATAGTAAGACTAGTAGCGATATATTCACTATAATAATCTAATAGTTTTCTATCTTCACTATCTTGAGGTATTTCAACAGGAATCCAACACTCTTCTACGGGGGTGCTCAAACGAACTTGTTCAACTTCATTCTGTTTAAAATCTGGAAGAAGCGGAATAGACTTATATAAAGTAGTCATATCTTCAATATTAGAAAGTAACTTATTTAATACAACAAGTTTAAACTTACATAATTGAACATAATCAAACCACTTCTCACAAATACTTTCAGGATGATACACAATACACAAGAAAGGAATATTCCAATTATTACTTCTTTTTACATAATCAGAAGTAAAAACTTTAATATTCCCATCATCAAGAAGTTTCTTAAATTCTTGATTATTTTCTTCTGAACTTTCTTGTTGAGTTAAGAACTCAATTATAGACTGTCTTTCACCAAAGTTTTCAGTTATAATAACAGTCTTACAAGTAGGAGAACGAGAATAAACTCGCTGAAGAACTCCTAATACCATTAATTTATCATTGAGAGGAGGAGGAATTATAGCAGTTCCATTTCCTTTTGCATCTCTCCAATGTTCAATAGCATTTATAAATAATTCACCAGCATCAATCATTGTTTATTGTTAAAGTCGTCATCATCAAAAAGAGAGTTATATTGTTGACCTAATTTTTTAAGTAGAACTTTTCCACTTAAAGTACCACGTTGTCTATCTCCTTTTTGATTAGGAGAAATACCATGCATAATAGGATTTATAATCTTATAACACTCATCATAATAATAACCATAATTAATATTTCTTTCTTCGATAGGAGCATCATCAAGAGAGTTAAGAATAGTTACAGCTTTACCACCGGCAAGTTTACTACATTTACCAGTAGTTTTCTGTCTTTTCTGAATAATAACACCTTTATGAGAAACATAAAATCTAACGTGTCTTTGACTAGTTATAGTTTTAATATTACTATCTTCTATAACATTATAAACAACATCAAATTGTTTACCTACATTTTGAGTTTTACAGAAATCAAGAATATCTGTATGTTTATGCAAAGTATCCATAATTGGAGTATTATGCACAAAAAACTCAAATACAGCTTTAGCTACAATAGGCATATCATAACCTTTCTTAAGGTCTTTGATATATTGTTTAGGGTCAAGAGCACCTTTATATTCTATATCACCATTAGTTTGTATATCAAAATAATTATTCACATCTCTACTAATGATTCTATCATACTCTTCATAATCAGCACCCATTTTATTAGTTTCATTCCAACGGTCTGTAATATCCTTATAAACATCAAATTTGTTACGAGGAAGTTTAATTACAATACCATCAGTATTTGCACTAATCACATGAATACCATTTAATTCGAGTTCTTCTATTAGAGTCATTGTCATTAATTGACCATTAATAGTAACTTGCATTTGAGCAAATCTATCATAAAGAAAGAACAATTCACTACCAAGTTTACCATAAATAGAATTAATTACAATTTTAAGAGCTTCAGCTCCTATTTTATTAGGAACTCCTTTCATAACATAACCTTCACTATCTTTTGTATGTTTACATTTAACACGCGTATCTTTTAAAAAACTAACCATTTTAACAAAAGCAGTTTTATTAAGATGCTGCGGATAAATACCATAACTAATCATTATACTAGGATAATAACTAGTATAGTCATGATGAAGATATACATATTCATCATTAGATATACAAATTCTAGGAGGGTCTTGACTATGAATACCACCTGTTGCTAAGGTATATTTAGTACCATAGAAATCTATTTCACGTTCAAATTCGTCTTTACTTGTTCTATATATACTTACTTTTTTAATATCTTCAAGAAAATCTTGAAGTTGTTTAGTCTTAAATTTAATATGAGGAAAGATAATCTTATTAAAACTTAATCTAGTTCTAACAGTTCTACCTTTTATAAATTGGTCACGTTTAAGACCACTCATATCAGAATAAAACTTAACTGTAAGTTTATCAGCAATATTTGCTCTAGCACTGCAAAGAACATTAACTCCAAAAGCAGCTGAAATACTATATCTTAGTTTAACCTCATCAGGTTTTTGACGAACCATTTCACAACATAGAAATACATCATTCTTATTATAATAAAGCATAGGCTTTATATATTTAGGAAGAATATATCTATCAAAATCAGTTGTTACAAGTTTATTAAGTTCATCAATACTAAAACCTCTTAATCTTTCTTGTTTAGACCAATAAGCTTCATATTCCTCTTTATCTATAGGAGGAAGAGTAAAGTCTAAAAGTTCATGCCATTTAAGATTAATAGAAGTTTGTTTAAGAGATTTACCAAATTTAACTCTTTCACCTGTATCTTTGTTAACATTTACACCAGCAGAATGAAGACCATATACTTGTTGTAAATCAACAGTTTGATAAGGAAGTCTATAATTTCTTATTAGTTCTAGTTGTTTATCATTATAAAAAGAATCTCTATCTCCTTGTAAACTAATAATTTTCTTATTAGTATCATAAAGATATTTTATCAATTCTTTTGTAGTATCAAAACGATTAAACATCATAAGAAAAGCTTTAATCATCAAATCATCATATCCTTGATTATTAAAGCCAAACAAGTCAGTACGAACTGCAACTTGAGTTACGTTACCATCATCTGTAGTTTTAGTTTCATAATATGCTTGCATACCATTTATACGTGATACTAATTCAAGTAATTGACTATCATCAGTATCACTAATATAAAACACTTCAGATTTAACATTATCAAGACGAGATTTTATTTCACAAACAGGTAGACATTCAGTTAATGGTATAGGTTTACCTTTATCATCAACACAATCAGCAAACATTTTCAAATAACTTTTTAGGTCAATAAAAGTAACACTAAAAAGATTAGGAAATATTTCTGTATCTACAACAAGAGAATTAATCATAATCTTATTATATTATAACCTGAATAATTTCGTTCTCTAGTAGCATTAAACCATTTTAGAAGATAATATTCAAATGTTTTAAATTTATCTTCATCAATATATTTAATTAATGGAGAATAATTAACAACATATCTTCTTCTAACAGGAGAAATAATGCAGTTATTGAGATTATTTCTAATATCGCAATTGAGAAATCTTCTACCAGCATCACCAAGAAGTAATATATCTTTAAAATCATATTTTACAATATCATTTTTAAAATGAGATAAACATCTAGCATAACTGGTGTTATCAAGTTCACATGAAATACTTTCATTACATCGAACAAGCGGAAGAATAAACACATTATCGCCCTCCCCCGTAGAAGAAAGCAATTCGCGTATAATCTCAACTTGAGAACTAAATCCCATACTACCTTTTTTATAAGCACTATAATCTACATTAGGAACAACAATACACCTACCATAATAAGGATTGCCAACCCCTTGTAGATTATAGTTCTTAGTATTAAATAGACGTATAGGACAATCGTCACATACACTCATATTAAATAGTTACTTCGTAATCTACTGTATAACGCATTTTACCTCTGTAACCACGACGTCTAAGTTCTTCGATTAGTTCATTAGTATCTATATCTTTGAACTTTTCACTACGAGTATTACCTTTAGAAAGACAAGATTTACAAGTATTACGATAACCTCTACTTTGTCGATTAAACATAGACAGAGGAAGAAGTTTACCACAACATTTGCAAACTTTACTTTCTTTCAGTTCAGTATTTTCAATTTGAGGAGTATCTTGATACTCGGTTTCACATGATACGCTAAGATGTTCCATAACACTTTAATTAAAATATTTTAGAGTACTATGTTTCTTACTACCTTGATGTTTGCTATAGCCATAACGTTTAGAACCAACAGCTAAAGCAGATTTAACAAGACCCTCATGTGTTCTTTCACCAGGAGTTTTATAATATTCAGTAAGACGTTTTACGTCTTTAGGTTTATTACTCATAATATAATTTGTTTTAATTTATTTACCGTATTTAAGAAATAATTTATTTTTACAACGACTACAAGCTACATATAATCTACGATTAATTTCTTCAGCATCAGTATAAGGATTACCATATTTATCAAATACAATATCATTTACATCAACTAAAGAAGTATCAAAAGTAGAACCTTGTGACTTATGAGAAGTTAGACTAAAACCATAATCTAAATCTCTACTAAACTCAATTTTACCAGTTGTAGGATTCATTATATTAGTAAGAAGTAAACAAGACTCCTTAAAAGTAAAATAATCTTTCCAACGTTGAGCACGAATTTTAAGACTAGCAGCTTTAGCAGATTGTATCATTTCACGAGAAAGTTTTACATACATATTAATAGTAAATCTATCTTTATGGTCAATAATAAACAACGGAGTTGTATTACTACCACCATGAATAGCTGTAAATCTTACCATAAATCCTTTAAGATTATACTTAGGATGAGTATAATTAACAACATCTTTTAGTATATATTCTTCAGAATTTTTAATGATACATTCATTGAATTGATTAACAATAGTTACATAACTAATGATTAAATCATTTTTAGTAATAACAGATTTATCTGCATCTTTTATTATAGCATTTCTAATAAATTTATTCCAAGCAGAAACAGAATTATTAGTATAAGCTATAACTTTAGCATAATCTATATTACTAGTCAATTCCTCATCACTAAAGTTAGTATATACTGCTTTTTCAAATTCAACAGGAGTACAAACACAATAACCTTTTGTGTTATCTGCATTAAATCTACTACGATTATTACTTATATAACTAAGAAAATTAAAAGTCTTATGTTCTATATCATAACGCAATAAATCTAAAAGATAACTCACAGGATTATCATCACCTTGTCTTACAACTTGCTTAAGAAAACAAGTTTTAATACCACGGAAAGCAGAACTATATTTTTCATTTACAGGTGCTAATTGAGAAGAATCTCCAATATAAATAATCTTACATCTATTAGACTTACAAGTTTTCTCAAGAAACATTACAAGTCCACGATTAATCATAGAAGATTCATCAACAATATATAACCTATAATCTCCAATTTTAATTCTACCTTTAGGGTCAAATGGAGGATTATCAATGTCAAATTTATCTACATCAAAATTAAGTCTAAGACCTAAATCTGATTGAAGAGTATTAATTTTAACATTAGGTATTCCTACACTTTCACCTAATACACGACACGCTTTGTGAGTAGGAGCGGCAAGACCTATTGTAGAATAGCTAATACCACAATTTTTAATTAATGCTTTAACTAAATAAGTCTTACCAGTTCCAGCAGCACCAATTAAGGCTCGTTTATAATCACTTACATCATAAGGTTGATTAATAAATTCAATCAAAGATGTATAAGCCTTTCTTTGGTCATCAGTAAAGCCTGAAATACTAACAGGGTCTTTACAATTTGCTTGACTTATATTAGTAATATTCATTCTTTAAATAGAGGTTTACTTGTATCTATTTTAACTTCATTAACTGTACCATTACTATCATAATGATACTTAACAAGAGTTTCATAGTCAAAATACATTTTACCATTTTTACGCACAATGTGACCTGCAATAAGCATATTTTCGTGAAATACACTATAACGATTACTAGAACCATAAGAAATTGCAGCTGTTAGTTTATCTCTTATTTCACAAACATAATGATTGTATTTATCTTTATCTTTATGAAAAACATAGGTTTTATCTTTAAGGTCTAAACTTTTTTCAGTAAATGGAAGAACTATATACTCATTAACAGCTTCTTTTAAAGTATCAATTCTAGCTTTAAGTTCACCATTTTCATCCTTAATTACAACAGCATAACACTTACGACTAATTTTAGTTTCGTTTTTATGTTCACGTTTAGTTTTAGTTACACTTGCAGATTTAATTGCAAATGTAAATATTAAATCACGTGACATACTTAACGTTTCTTACTTTTAGTCATAGTATTATCAAGCTTAGCTTGTTTAGCATCTCGCTTATGCTTAGTATTGTTATCTGTATCAACAAAACGATTGCGATTAACATTTACTGAATTATCCCAGATAAATGTCCAACCGCAATAATGAACAAGATAATCAATACGACCCCAAGTCTTATTACCAATAATAGCAGACTTAGGAGCTTTAATAGTCTTATCATAGAACTCTACTTTAGCAATTCTACTAACAAGACGAATGTCTTTGTTTTCATCATGATTTTTACTCATTTTACAACAAAATTTTGAAAGTTAATAATATAATTTGTTTTAATTGTACCATTATGATACATTGTGATATATAATGGAATTGAACCATCTTCTCTTGTTTCCAAGTGTATTACCAATAATACGAATATATCAAAAGTTATTTAATTTTATTTTGTGTTATTTCAAGCGTATTTCAATTAAGACTTAACAAGTCATAACCTTTGCACACTAAATCGAATACAAGGCAAATATGATACCAAATTAGCCATATTTAAGCTATAATTACTATCAAATAAGACCAAATTTAGTCCATATTATAATATAAAAACTACTATTACTTTCACAAGCAATAGTAGTTTCAAAATATGTGTTACCATATTTTCGGAGTGCAAAATTTATTACGAGAATCAAACATCGTTTGACATTAACTTACCTAACAAACACAGAAAACAATAAAATTACAACAGCAATTATTAGCCCAAAATTAATAATCTTAACCTTATCTAACCTCTTTTGGAATATCATTTTAAGTTCATCAATATTTGCTTTTAAGTTATGATTTTCACCACAACTTGTAGCATATTCATCACACATATCTTGATAATCTGTTGTTACATTATCAAGTTCTTTAGTTTTGTCTTTAAGTTCATCTCTTAAAGCTTTCTCAACATCATCCTTTCTAAGAATAATTTCAACAAGTTGAGCTTTAGTCTTTTTCATAAGACTGTTATTTTCTTTTATTTCAGCCATTTGTTTAAAATATTAAAAGTTAATATTAATCTAATTTCAAATTAGAACCAAAATCATCATCTGATGTATCTTCAAGTTTTTCACCAAATAAATCTACATCATCAAAATCTTGGTTAAGACATTCAGAGTCCATATCAACTGAATAATCATCAAAGTAATCCATATTGCTATTATTTTATTAGCAAATGTAGTATATTAAATTGAATTGACAAAATAATATACTACATTTTTAATTATATGGCTAACAATAAAGGTTTACCTTGATAATTATGCTTAGCAAACTGATTATAAGCAAGTGCAAAAGCCTTTTTAACACTTTTACTTATAACAGTAATCGTTCCTAAACCGTCTTTTTCACAAGACGATACAAAGAAATATAAATGTAACATAAGTCTTAGATTTATTATTAATAATATTAATTTACTTTACATCACTAAAATCTATTATTTTAGACATATCTTTTATTTCAAGACAATCTACATATCTATAAACATTTAAGAAAAGAGATTCTTTCTCATCTTCAAAACCAATATGAACATCTTTTTCACAATCAGTTACTTTTGGTCTACCTTCTTTAACATTTATATGAAACTTAGTCTTAATAATAGTAGAGTACTTATTAATAACTTCTTCTAAAGCCTTATCATTGTAAGTATGCCAAATACTATTAGGAATTTGTAATTGAGCAATTAACTTACATCTTTTAGATTCTGTAACAATGTGTTGTAACATAATAGTATGTATTTTATTAGTAAAGGTGATAGTATTAATAATATAATTATCAATACTATCACCATATTATGTTTAGCAACCCAAAAGCGTGTCAGCAAGTTTATCAATCTTACGAATAGCAAACTCACTAAGAGTTATATTCGTAATGTGATTAATAATAGTAGCATGGTCAAAGACAGTAGCCTCAGCAGATTCACTCCAAGGATTCTTATACTCTTGACCTTCTTCAACGTGTTCTTGAAGTATGTCAATAGTAGCACGAGAAAGCACTACTTGCATACTTTCAGGATTCTTAACGAAATGATTAACAGCAAATGCTGCATCATCATTATCCTTAAGAAGTGAAGTGATACTAAAGAGAGAAACAAAGATTACTTTAGTTTCACCTTCAACATAGGTAACAGAATCTTCTGATACCATACCTTTAACAGGTTTATCAACAGTGAGAGCTACACGTACATAGTTCTCTTGAGGTGTTACGGTCACATTCTTAACTTTAAGACCTTTAACACTTTCAGCGCCATTTTTCAGCAATTCGGCGATTACTTCTTTCTTTTCCATTTTTGAATTAATTTAAAAGTTAATAATTATTATATGCTTAAGCAGCATCTTTTATTTAATTTATTTTTGAAACAATATGATAACACTTAATATCAAATTGATACTAAATGTTATCATATTGCAAATGTTGAAGTTTAATCTTCTTCAACTACTGATGCAACATAACCTGCCAAGTCACCATATTGGTTATAAACAGGTTCAAAGTTGTTGTACTCAGGATGGCGATTCTTAAACGCCTGGAGTTCAGACTCCATTACAAATAGTTCTTCCATTTGTTCTAGTTATTAAAGTTAAACTTATTGTTATTATTAGTCGTTATATTTACGACCCATTTGTTTCTGTATTTCTTTTGGAAGATAATACTTATACTGTTTACCAGTTTTCTTACTAGTCTTCCAAATATAGAAAGCACCACTCTTAGACTTATATACATTGAAAGAGTTATCTTCAATCTTATAAGTATAAGTAGTAGTTGTATCAGTATATTCTACTGATTTTTGTTTTGTAGGTGCTACAAATTCTTGTGCACCAGCTAATATTGATATTGAAAATACCAATACTAGTAAAGATAATAATCTTTTCATTGTTGCAATTATTGAGTTTACTTAATTTATTAGTTATCCCACCATTGTCCATGTTTCTCGATATAATCTTGAAACTCATCAGTTTCTACTAATACATCTAAGTAATAGTCAGGATTAGTAATCCAAATACTATCACAATAATGTTCATAACTGATGTTACGAGTTGAATTGTTAAGCTTATGCTTAATTTGTTCTGTAATTGTTATTGGACCTTGTGCTATTAATGATATTCCAATTATACTTCCAAAGATGAAAGTAATAACAATTACAATTAATATTCTGCATTTTTTCATATTGACAGTAATAATTTTATAAGACAATATTTGATTATTATGAGAATAATAATCAAAGAAATAGTTGTTGAGAAGTGAAGTTGATAGTCTTAAAGGTTGTATTGAAAGACTTGTTGAGGAAATTTAGTTATAATGAGCAGTAATGATTATATTAAGAGTTGAGATAATTTTTGAAAGTAGAAGTAAATGAAGTTGATGGTGTTACTCCTCCACTTACTCCTACTTTCAATCAAATTATTCAACATACTATCATTACTAATCAAACAACTTAATCTAAAATCAAGCTTTCAACATCATCTAGCCAACTAGTTACAGCAGCACTTAATTTCAATACTGCACTTCTCGTAATGAGAATAGTTACTTTGATTACTTTCAAAGTAGTAGTCAATGTCTTATAAGACATCTTTTTGATTTTCAATGTGTTCATAATCCTTTTATGAATTTAGTTAATACTATTAGTCATATTAGATTGAATGGTAAGAGTTAATGACCTAAAAACTCTCTTTACTGTAATTTGAAGTCTTACTTGAAGACTTATTAGTAAACCTATTACAGCTCAATCACCAAGTCTTGTTTTTTTGAGAATGAGCAGAGCTTGTTCTTTTGAGCTTGAGCAAGTCTTGTTCTTTTGAGTGTGAGTTCCCCCAAAAGTAGTGATGAAAGAAGTGCTGCAAAACACAGGAAACTAATTTCCCATGTCTTGCAGCAACATCATCTTAGAGTGCAAAAGCGTCAGCAATAGCATTGTTAAGAAGAGTAGCAGCACGCTCGCTCATCTTAATCTTCTTGACGTCAGTGAAGTAGCAATCACGCTCGCAAGTATAAGCATCATCACCTTCGCCAACGACTTCGCCAGCAGAGTGAGCTTCACGTTCAAGAGTAAGTTGAGCCTTGAACAGAATAGCACCGAACTGACGTTGACCGAAAGCTTGACCGATGATACTACGATAACAAGCAATGTCATCGTTTGCATCGCAGAGTTGAGCAGTCAGCTTGCTACGATGAAAACTGATTGTATCAACATCGCCTTCGGTATATGTACCGTCAGCGTTCTTGGCATAGCCCTTGATAGGCTTTTCAAGAGTAAGTTGAACACTTGCAGAGTTTTCGTCTACGAACACTTTCACACCTTTTACTGTAACTACGATTGTTTCCATCGTTAGTAGCTCATTAAGCCGCTCCTTTAGCGACATTATTGTTACTACTTGTGTCGAGCTTAACACCAAGTACAGCAATAGTCCTTCTATTACCAAAACTTGTTTTTTTGAGAATGAGTGTTGAACGAAGTTCAACTTTGTCCTTTTGAGAATGAGGTCGGGGACTTCGACCTTTACCTTAATGACCAGGGGGTTCATATACATACCCTCTCTTATTCACAACTAAACTCCCAATTTAATAATCTTCACTCTCACTAATCTTCACAACTTCAACAACTCTTTTCTTCTTCAGTATCTAGTTAATCTTCTCAACCTCTTCAATCCTCTCAATCTCCAAAATCTTCAGCATCTAGTTAGCCTTTTCTTTCTCTTAATTCTAGATAATTACTTTTACTTAGTTTATTGACATAATCTTTATTACTACTTTTAATATAATCTGGCGTAGATAAATCATCATTTAAATTAATATTAATCTCAATTATATCTAATAGTATTACTGGGAACAAAATAAAAAAAATAGCTCTAGTATCACTACTAAAACTATTTTTAATAAACCAATCATTGCCAGTTTTAACAATATGTTTATTATGTCTAACTTAACTTATTTAAAATCCATGAGCTATAGTATTAACAACATCTATCAAAACATCAATATAATTAACTATTTTAGCAAAGAAAAGAAGATTAATTTTATTAGTTATATTATATATTTAATTAATATTATTTATATTATTAATTATATTATATTTAATATAGTTTACTTTAGTATTACTACTAATTCTTTTAGTAGCTTTGCTTTTGGACTTAGTTATTATGGCACAAAGATAAGTTTTTGGTTGGAAATATGCAAATTTTTATGAAAGTTTAACATTATGACATTACTTATCATTATTTATCACTTACTAATACTCTTTTTCATTATCTTCCAAATACTCCTATTTCTTATCACAGTAGTAATGTTCATTAATTCTTAAATTTTGTTAAATTTCACATTTTATCAACACTATCTGGAATATATGTATTATATTTGTCAGCAGAATAACAAGTAACATATATTTAATATGATAAATTATATAATCAATAGTTATTCTGTTATATATTCTATAGCAGGCAATAAGAGTATTACAAGTTATGATATTACTTGTAGTGACAAAGATATTAAACCCTTTTATAAACTTAATTAAAACATTAGACTTATGTTAAAGTTTGAAACAACAGGTGCGAATGGTCACCACATTCTTACTCTTCCTACTAATTTAAAAGAAATTACTCCTGAGTATCTTAAAGCTGTTACAGCAGATGTAGAAGTATCAGATAATTATTCTCTTATAGGAGTTTGTTATCGTGAAACTCTTTCTGCTATTCTTTTAACTTATAAGCAGAATAAGAAACAAATTTCTACTGCTGTAGTTCCTATTTTTGTTAAAAGCAATAATACTACTTGTAAAGCAGAATGTGGAGATAAACTTATTGTTGCACCTAGTCAAATAGCCCTTGGTCATCATGTAGCTGCTCCTGCTAATAAGCTTACTATTTCTAATTTTCTGTTTTATACAGATAAAGATTATAATGCTTTGCAAAATGCAACTACTGAATATGTTTACTTCTTAGAATTTAAAATTATTCCTAATTGTGATATTATAGGAATATATAAAAATACTCCTGTAAAACTTGAAGATAATCCTTTTGAAGTTTTACAAATTGATGGCGAGGGATGTTAAATTACACCTTTCTACGGGGGAGCTAGATATTCTAGTTCTCTCGTAGATATTTAAACTTGAACTAATTTTATGGCAGATACTTATAAGTTTCCTAATGGTGGTTATGATGTTAGAGTTTGTAAAAAACAAGACATTATAGACTGTATTGATGAAAACATTGTAGATAAAGAAATAGTTTTAGCTATTGTTGAACAATGTGAAGTTGATGCTGCTACTTTTTTAAATAAAGGTCGTTGGACTGGTATTCCTTTTATTGGAAATATTAGAATACCTAAAACTAAACTTATGGAAGCTACTCCTGAGCAACAAGCTCTTATTCAAGAAGCTAAAGATACTCTTGATAATAATCAGTACATAATGTTTAGAAAACAACTTGGAAACGATAATAGTAAACGTGCTAAACAAGAAAGATATTATAAATATGTTGTAAGTATGGCTGTTAGTCGTAATAGAAAACTTTATAAGAGATTATGTATAGAAAAAGGTGATGTTTTTGCTAGACTTTTTATGTATGCTACTTATAATGTTACAGCTGTAGATAACGAATATGAAATTTTAAATTACGATGAACAGTAAATTACTTATAGATAGTCTTATAATTATTGATGATAGTGGTATGCCTAAGCCTCCTACTACTCGTCAATTAATTGATAGAGATGTTCGTGAACTTTATCGTAGAGATAAAACAACTGATAAAAAACAATATGTAGCTGAATGTATTGTTATATATTATCTAGGTGACCCAAAATCACCAGCAAGACAATCTGGACTTAGTGACCCAGAGGCTCTTAAAATGGCTATTGAACAAGCAGGTCTTAATAAAGATTATATACCTGATTCTTTAGTTCTTCGCCTTATTAAAAGATATTACGATGAAAACATTACTGAAGCTGGTAAAGTTGTTGAAAATATCCTTAAAGGTATTCATAATATAAATCTAAGTATTGATGTAATAAACAATCTTCTTAATGAACGTCTTAAGAGTAATCCTACTCTTGATGAAATACCTACTATTTTAAATCTCATAGATAATGTTAACAAGAAAGCTGGCGAACTACCTGCTATGCTTAAAAAACTTGAAGAAGCTAAACAAAATCTTATGTATGAAAAAGAAACAGAAATTTCTCGTGGTGGTGGTATGGTTCTTTCATCTATGGATGCAGAGGATTATCAAAATATTTAAATTATGAGAGATACAAGATATGACGAAGTTTTTCTTTATTTTAAAGAAGAAGGACATAAATATAATGATAGTTTAGGTAACAGCTATAGTTCTGTTACTACTCTAATTCACGATAACTACGTTCCTAAGTTTAATAAGAAATATTGGCTACATAAGAAAGCCAGAGAACTTGGTGTTAGTGAAAAAACTCTTGAAAAACAATGGCAAGATATTACTGATGAAGCTTGTTCTAGAGGAACTGCAACTCATAACGGAATTGAGGATGCTATTAAAGGAGTTTCAATGTTTGAAAAAGCTATTCAATATCTTAATAATATTCAAAGTGGTCGTTGTGTTACTGTAGCAGATATTCCTAAACTTAACGTTAAACCTCTTGATGTTGAAGAATTTAAAAAAGCTACTAATAATAAATATCCTGAAATCTATAGAGTTTTCTCTTTCTATATAGATAGAGGTTACACTATTTATTCTGAAATAGGAGCTTTTCTAATTGATTATAGATTATCTGGTACTATTGATATTCTATGTATAAGAAATACTGATTTTGTTATTCTTGATTGGAAAACAAATAGAAATGGTCTTCAATTTGAAAGTGGTTATTTTAAAAAAGATAAAACTACTATTCCTGCTCAACTTACAAATGAATGGGTAAGAAAGTCTGAATATATGCTTCCTCCTCTTAATGGCTTACCAAATTGTAATGGTTCTCATTATACTATGCAATTATCTATGTATGCTAAGATGGTTGAACTTATTCTAGGTATTCCTTGTGTTGGATTAGGACTTTGTCATATCGGAAGTCCTTTTGTTAAGAATGCTTATGGTATGCCTTATAGAGATGAAAATAATCAATATCCTATTGATGAAAATGGAGAAGAAACCGTTCAATGGTATAGGATTGATTATAAACGTGGAGAAGCTGATGCAGTTCTAAAAGATAGACTTATTCAACTTAAAAGTGCTGATGTTAAAACTAATCAAGATAAAAATTTATTCGATTTATGAAAACGCAATTGTATTCCAAAATTCTTACTTATGACTTTAAAAGTCTGTTTGAGAAAAAAGGTTATGCTTTCTTTACTAAAGGAGTTTATAATCTAAACATTATCGGTGTTCGTAGTAATCAAAACAACAATGTCACAAATAAATATGATGATTATCTCGTTGTTGATTATGAAACAAACAATGGTCATAAAAGGCAAGTTTATACAATAACTACTGACCCTGGTTCTTATTATATGAATAAGCCTATGAACTCTAAAGGTACTGCTATTCTTGTTCCTAATCAATATCGTGGAGCATATAAGATTGATTTACACAATGGTAAATATAAAGCTCTTTGTCAACGTAATAAACCTGTTCAAGTTTATCGTGATGGAAATAAAGATACCAAATATGATTTACTTCCTGAAAAAACTGAAACTGGTATGTTTGGTATAAATATTCATCGTTCTAATCAAGCTTATACTCGTAGTACAGTTGACCAATATTCTGCAGGTTGTCAAGTATTTAATGACCCTTCTGAATTTGCTTCTTTTATGACTCTTTGTAATAAAGCAAAAGATATTTGGGGTAACTGTTTTACTTATACTTTAATTACTGAAGATGACTTAGTATGACACTTAAAGATGTTAAAATTTACATACTTAATTGGTTTATTGGGTTTCTATTGATTATTGGGTTTGTATGTGTAGTAGTAGGAATAATTAAAGCTTTAAATCCTACTAAGGATGAAAAAGATGTAGTTCCTACTGCTACACTTCAAATTGATTCTTTGTCAATAGAGAATGATAAACTTATTATTGAAATAAATAATTTAGATAGTATTAAAAATGCTAAGACAATTGAAGTTAAAAGTCTTGATAATGATAGCACTCTTAAGTTGTTCTATCAACTCATTGGCAAATAATTCCAACCTTTCTACGGGGGAGCTTGAAGAACCTAAAGATAGTGTTATGATTGCTTATGATGATTTAAGAGTAGTTAATTTTAAACTTATAGAGTTAGATTATGAAAAACAAATTAATGCTAATCTAAGACAAGTAGTTTCTAATGATAGTATAATTATAAACAATCATCTTGCTATAAATGAACAAATTCTTAAAGATTGCAAGAAAGTAACTCGTCAAAGAAATGTTTGTTTTGGTGTAGGAGTAGTTGGTATAATTGCTACTATTTTGTTACTTTTGAAATAATATGGCAAAACTTGAAACGAATGTAGAAGAGGTTATTCGTAATTATCCTTTCCTTAATTACATTAAAGAAGATAAAAGTCATTATAAAACAGCAACTGAAGCTGGATATGACGACCCTGATAATCTATTTCTTGTTGGAGATAGTGGAGGTTTTCTTCTAAATATTCAGCCAGATGATAAATTTATAAGTACTCATCTTTTTACCGAGATGGCTGATTTTTATAGAAAGAATAAAACATATACTTTCTATAAAGAAGATTCTATTCCTCATCGTCAACTTAGAAAGAGAGAAGAATATCGTAGAAGACATGGACTTAGTGCTCCTTGTCTTCTACGTAATGGTAAAATTTATGATATTAGAATTACCGGTGACCATTATAATTTTCTAAATTATACTATGATGGAACAGCTTGATACTAAGACAGCTAAGTCTAGCAATAAAGCTAGTGTAGGTTCTAAGCATTATGATTTTAGTAAATTTATTGATGCTCAATTTTGGACATTTCATGTAATGGAATTTGCTATACGAAATGGTTTTCATCTTATTATAGATAAAACTCGTCGTGGAGGTTTCTCTTACATTATGGCTTCTAGTAGTGCTAATACTATAAATCTTCAACCTCGTAAAGTACAAATTCATGTTGCTGCTGATAAGAAATATCTTACTTCTACTGGTGGCTTGACTGATTTTACTATTAACAACCTTCGTTTCTATGAAACTAAAACTCCTTTTGTAAAAGGTATTCTTTCTACTGATAAAGAAAACTTCCGTTTAGGTTTTAAACTTCCTAATGGTGTTGTTTCTCCTAAAGCTTGGAACTCTGCATTGTTTAGTGTATCTGCAATGAACAATCCTGATTGTGCTATTGGTAAAGATGCTGTTAATGTTAAAGTTGAAGAGCTTTCTACTATGGAAAACTTTGATGATTTTATGGCTGTAACAGAGCCGGCAATGAGAACTGGTAGTTATGTTACTGGTAATCTATTTTGTTGGGGTACTGCTACTTCTGGTAATATGCAAGTTTTTGAACAAAACTTTTATTCTCCAAAATCATTCGGTTTTATGCCTTTTGAAAATGTTTGGGATAAAGATTGTCGTAATGAAATTTGTGGATATTTTAAAAGTTATGCTTGGGGACTTCAAGGTCAGATTGGAGATAGATATGCTATGGATGAAGATGGCAATTCTGATTTGGAACTTGGTCTTCGTATTGCTTTTGCAGAAAGACAACATAAGAAAGCTACATCTAAAACTTTTGCTGATTATATAAATTATCTTGGACAATATGCTATTATGCCTGCTGAGTCTTTTAGTTCTGCTACAGAAAATTTATTTAGTAGTGAAGAACTTATGGCTTGGGAAGAACGTCTAAGAACTGATAATAGTTTTAAATTTTATAATGATGGTTGGCTGTTTGAAAATAATGGCAAAGTAGAATTTAAAACTAATGCTCGTATAGAAGCTGAAGGCGGAAAACTTAATGTTGATTATTGGGATTGGATTGAAGGTGTTCCTCGTAAAGGACACGAACATCCACATGGATGTATTCGTAAATGGTTTAATCCAATGCATATTCCTTATACTGATAAAAATGGAAAACAAACTACTGGAACACCTCCCGGATTGTATTCTATAAGTTATGACCCTGTAGGTGTTAATAAAGAAAACAAACTTATTACTAATAAGCATTCTCATAACTCTATTAAAGTTTGGATGAACCCTTGTCAGTATAATGGTTTTAAAACTGCTTTAGTTTGTGCTTATTATGGTAGACCTGAAAAGCTTGAAGAAGCTGATAAAGTTTGTTTACTTCTAGCTAAATACTATAATTGTATTGGAACTACTGGAGTTGAAATTAACCGAGGTGAAACTGTAAGTAATTTCACTAAATGGAAAGCTCTTAAATATCTTATGAAAGACCCTGTTGAAATTTGGGATACTAGTATTAAAGGTAATATTGTATCTACTTATGGTGTTAATATGGGTGATGGAAATAAGAAACTTGAAGGACTTCGTTTGCTAAAAGAAATGCTTTATTCTGTTATAGGTAAAGATGATTTAGGAAATGATGTTTATCTTTTTCAAACTATATATGATTATCAATCTATTCTTGAACTTAAAAAATGGAACGCACTTGGTAACTTTGACCGTGTTTCTGAAATGATTATACGAGCACTTCAATGGAGGCTTTGTGATATAGAAGCTGCTAAAGAACTTGCTCATCGTAAAAAAGTCAAAGAAGATGACGGATATTCTCAACACATAATGAAAAGAGATTGGTTTTGAAAATAATAGTAAATCATATAATACATATTAAATTATGATGCCTAATTATAATGCCACTTTTCCTCAACAAAGAGTTAGTGGTGCTGAAAAGAAAAAAGCCGATTGGTATGCTAATTGCATTGACTATGTAATTGATGCTGGTCTTAGTTTTAATGATAGAACTGATACAGAACTCAAACTATCAATTCTACGTGGTGACATACCTAATTCTTTTTATAAGAAAACTTTAAATCCTTATAATAGTAATAATGAGAAATATCAAAGGTTTCCTGCTACTATGCGTAATCTTGATATTATGTCAGATATTATTCGTAGGTATGTTTCTGAATATTTTAAAGGTGTTCATGAATTTGTAGTTGGTGCAAATAATCCAGATATTATCATTAAGAAAAATGCTAAACTTAAAGAAAAGATTGGAGAACTTGCTCAACAAGCGTTTCAACAAGAATTTGAAAAACAATATCAACAACTTGTTCAAAATGCTCAACAACAAGGTCAAGATCCTCGTACTATTGACCCTCAACAAGCTATGCCTGACCCTGAACAATTTATTCAAGAATTTAATGAGAAATATATTGATGAAGAAAGTAAACAAGGTCAAGACATTCTTGACTATGTTCGTTCTATGACACAAGATAATATTATTTATCTTTCTGCTTTCTTTAACTTTGTTTCTCTTGGTGAATGTTACTCTTATTCTGATGTTAGAGGAGATAAACTATTTAAAGAAAATGTTCCTGTAGTTGAAGCTTTTCCTATTCCTAATTCTAATTATTTTGTTGAAGACCATGATATGTTCGCCCGTAGGATGCTGATGTCTTATCAACAAATTATGGATATGTTTGATGATACCCTTTCTGAAAAAGATAAATATTTTCTTGAGAATCATTATGGTAGAGCTACTGCTAATGGGGGTATATCTAAACTCAATTGGACTCAACTTTTTGAAACTTATCCTGATGTTTGTGAAAAGTTTTCAAAAGAAGAAAGAGATATGTTTAAACGCGAACCTGTTGTTATAGCTCAAGATAATAATCAGCTATATGAAGTTTGGCACGTTGTTTGGAGAGGTGAAGCTAAACGTGGCATTCTTAGTTATGTTAATGAACTAGGAATGGTTACTACTCGTGTAGTTGAAGAAGATTATGAATTAAATAAAGAAGCTGGAGATATAGATATTGAATGGACTTACGAACCTCAAGTTTATGAAGGTTATCGTATAGGTCATCGTTATACTTCTATTTATCCTATTAAAGCTAGACCTATTGCTTTTAATCGTAATGGTAAACTTCCTTATAATGGTATTATGGAAGTTCTTCCTATGATGGGTAAATTCAGTATTATTAAACTTGTTACTCCTTATCAAGTAATGAGAAACATATTTGCTTATCACAGAGAAATGGTAATAGCAAAGAATAAAATGCTAATACTCCTATTACCTGAATCTCTTGTTGCTTCTGATACAGAAGATAAGATTTATAAAATGGCTGCTGACGGAGTTTTATTTATTGATGATTCTGAAGATACTAATTCTTTAAAGGCGCAACAGATTAGACTTCTTAATGCTAACATGGGTGATTACATTACTCAACTTACTAATCTTATGGAGTCTGTTAAACTTGAAGCTCGTGAAATGGTTGATATGAATATGCAGCGTTATGGTGATATTGCTCAATCTGCCGGCGCTGCTACTACTCAAGAAGCTATTAGTCGTTCTTCTATGGGTATGGTTATTCTTGTTCAAATGTTTGATGAGTTCCGTAAGGCTGATTATAATAGAGATTTGGATTATTGCAAACTTGCTTTTGTTGATGGTCTTGATACTTCTTATTGGGATGAACTTGGTAAACGTCGTTATCTAAGTCTTGATGTTGATTCTTTTGTAAGTTCTGATTATTGTACTACAGTAAGAAATGATGCTAAAGAACTTGATAAAGTTCAACAACTTCGTCAATGGGCATTTAGTGCTGCTCAGAATGGTGACCTTGATATGGCTCTTGCTGCCATATCTGGTGATAATGTTTCTCAAATAAAAGCTACTGTTCAAAAGTTTATGGATATTAAACGTCAGCATGAAGAACAAATGCAACAAGCAGAACAAATGTTGAAACAAGAAGAGATTGAAAATAAACTTAGAGAAATTCAAGCTAAAGGAGAACAAGACCGACTTACTAAAGAACTTCAATATCAATATGAACTTCAACTTAAATATATTGATGTTGATATGTCTTTGCTTGCTACTCCTTCTCAAGATGATGGAGCTAAGACAAGACTTCAAGCTGATGCTGAAAGAAATAAACATCTTATTGAACAACAGCGTCTGCAACTTGAACGTGAAAAACTATATGCAGATACTTATAGTAAGGCTGCTGATAGACAAATTAAACGTGAAGAAATGAAAAATGATTTAAAGATTGCTAAAACTAATAAGAATAAATATGATAAGTAGTATATGTTTTTGGATTAGTAGAGTTAATAAAGATAAACTTCTACATTTTGTTGCAGCATATCTTATAGCAGACATTGCTATTAGTGTTTCTACAATGCTTCAACTTGGAACTATCTGGACTATTATTGTTTCTTTTGTTGTCACATCTCTTGCTCTCTTTGGAAAAGAGATTAATGATAAAATAGAATATGATGGTTTTGATTTTAAAGAAATTCTTGCAGGTTATCTTGCTTATATTGTTAAATTCATCTTATTTATGATAATAACATAGTAGTGCATTCCCAAACTACTCCTTGTCCTCATTTTGATTATAATGATTAAGGTGAGGACAAGATTATTAAACTTAAAATATTTTTATTAGATTTCAGCTCAATTTAACAACTTAATATAGAGTTCTTCAATTCATATATAAAAGTCCAACATACGGCAAAATAGGCTATAAATTAGGCACATTATGTTACATTTACTTACAAGTACGGCTACAAATTACTATTTAGTCCGAGATAAAGAATATACACTTGGCAGTAATAATATAACAAATGACACACCTAATAATAATCTTGATAAAAATATTCAAATTTATTTTGTCATTTGAAATAAAAGTAATTATCTTTGTGATATTAGGTTAATACATAAATTAATAATAAAACTAATAGTAAAATTATGCCAACAGCTGATATTGATTTTGGAAGTACAGTTATTCAAGGAAATAATTCTGATACTGTACAGAACCCTGCGAATAATGGCGGTGGTGAAAGCAATCAAGATGATAAGACTCATCTTAACGGTGGTAATGCTGATGATATTACTAGCAAAGACGGTGATTCTAATAATACTCCGCCTGCTGATAATTCTGATACAGCGAATGATAACAACGCAGATCCTCCTACGGGGGAGCTTGCAGCTGGAGATTCTATTGAAGTAGACGGTAATACTTATACGGTTGCTGAAAATGGAGATATTGTTGATGCTGAAGGAAAAGTATTTAAAGAGGCTAAAGATGTAGCTGAATGGCTTAAATCTGTAGAAGTTGAAGAAACTGATGGTTCTGATTCTAGTCTTGATATTAATTCTCTTCAGAAAGAACTTGGAGTTACAGTAACTGATGAAGCTGGTAAACCTATCGAGTTTACTAATGATGTAGCAGGTGTTAAATCGTATGTTGATGCTGTTATCGAACTTCGTTCTAAAGAACTTCAAGATGCAGCAGTTAACCGCCTTTATTCTGATAATCCTCTACTTAAACAATTTCAGGATTATGTAGAACTTAATGGTACTCCTAGAGGTTTTGGTGAAATACCTGACCGTAGTGGTATTAAACTTGATAAAGATAATGAAAACCAACTTGTTGCTGTTATTCGTATGGCTGCACAAGAATTTGGTAACAAAAGTCTTAACGACAATTATATTAAATATCTTCGTGATAGTGGAAGTCTTTACGATGAGGCTAAAAGTCAGCTTCAAGCATTAGTTGAAAAAGATGCTGCAACTCGTAAAGATATTGAAACTAAAGCACAAGAAAAACGTGAACAGCAACAAAAAGAAGTTGCTGATTATTGGGATAGAGTTAATAAAGTTGTAGAAGGTCGTGTAATTGGAGGTTACAAAATACCTGAAAGCTTTACTAAAGAAGTTGATGGTAAAAAAGTTGTAGTTACTCCTAACGATTTCTTTGCTTATCTTTCTAATCCTAAAGAAACTGAAAGTGGTGAACGTCTTACTGGTTATCAGTATGACCTTAGTAAACTTTCTGATGATGAATATCTCACTCGTGAAATACTTGACGCTTGGCTTATGTTTACGGGTGGAACGTATAAAAATTTAATTGATATGGCAGTTAAAGAAGAGAAAGTTCGTCAACTGCGTGTTAAGTCAAAAGAACAACGTTCTACTAAGTCTGTTAAGGTTATTAAAAACCCTTCTCGTAAATCAAGTATTGATGATATTATTTTATAATCAATTTAATGTTTAATTTCTTTTAGTTACGTAATTATGTACAAACTTAGAGAAGTATCTCGTGGTAACTATGATGACCGTGGTTATTCTAATGAAGAAACCATTGCTCATCTTATGCTATCTAAACCAGAGGAAATTAATAACATCCTTACTTATACTTACGGTATGGATGATGACCGTTTTCCTCTAACATTCCTTACTGAAGGTCAAGGTAGTGCTGGTGTTGTTGATATTGCAACTGTTCAATGGACTTGGAAGACTATGGGTCGAATGAAGTTTAATGATTATGTTCGTTACTTCAATACAGCAAATACTACTCCTGGTAAAGGTGGTGCTATGTTTGATGTTGAATTTGCTACTCATTGGCTTATTGAACAGTATGGTCTTATTGCTCCTGATGGTGTTACTCAGGTTCGTATTATGAAAGACCTTGGTGAAGGTCCTCATGGTGGTTATCTTTATCGTCTTAAACTTACCAATCCTGATCCTAATGCTTTTGTTGACCTTGAAAATCTTGCTGTTGGTAAATATTGGTCTATGACTGCTCCTACCATTAGTGAAAGTTATTCTAAAGGTAATAGAAGTAATGTTATGGGTCCTGGTAAGATGACAAGTCAACTTGAGTTCCACCGTTATTCTAAAGAAATTGCTGGTAATATTTCTAATGTTGTTGTAACTTATGAGTTTAAGACTAAAGGTGGTGGTACTACTAACCTTTGGATTAATGAAGAGATGCGTCAACATGATATTACTTGTCGTATTATGGATGAAGAGCGTCTTTGGTTGGCTGAATATAACCGTAATGAAAATGGTGAAGTTCTTCTTGTAGACCCTGATAATGGTCAACCTATTCCTCATACTGCAGGTATGATGCAGATTTGTCGCGAATCTAACTATGATACTTATGGTGAAGTTCTTACCTTGAATAAAATTGAACGTAGTATTGGTGATGTTCTTGATAAAGATACCGATACAGGTACTATGGAAGTAGTTCTTGCTGGTGGTAAAGGCTTTATGGAGGACTTTGACCAAGCTATTCGTAATGATGCTCGTTCTGAAGGTTTTGCTACTCCTCTTGGTGACAAGATGATTGAAGATTTCAATGGTGGTCTTTCTTATGGTAAATACTTCCGTCGTTATAAGACTGTTGATAATCACATTATCACTGTTCAACATCTTCCTTTCCTTGACCATGGTACTCTTGCTGAAAATGCCAAAGCTAATGGTATGATTCATCCTCGTTCTGGTCGTCCTATGACATCTCATCAAGCTTTCCTTATTGATATGTCAACTTATCAAGGTGTTCGTAATGTTCGTAAAGTTCGTCAGAAAGGTCAAATTTATAAATGTGGTGTTCTGAAAGGTCTTACTGATATTCCTGCATCTTGGGGCGCAGTTCCTACTAATTCTATTTCTACCGAGATTGATATGTCACGTTATGAAATTAAGAATAGCTATGGCTTGCAAGTAAATAACGCTACTAAGATGTTGCAATTGAAGTGCGTACTCTAATTAATAATAATGGATAAAATAATAGAACTATGGATACATTAAAACCTACTGACGGAAGTTCAATTAAAGTTCCTACAGGAGTTGCCAATAAACCGGCAGTTGCTGATGAAGATTTAGATAAAGAATATCTTGATACAAGAAGTATTACTATTAGCCTTGTTCATAACTATTCAAATTATCGTAAAGCTAATATGAAAGTTCTTGGACAACGTAAAGAAACTATTGGTAGTTCGATTACTTCTTGTCGAGTTTTATCTTCTAATGAAGGTGAAGTAAAAGCTTATTTTCCTGCTCTTATTGGACTTTCTCCTAATAATCCAGATTTTATTACTCGTGTTAAAGCTTGGCTTAGTAACATTCAGTTCATTGTAAATGATAACGATGTTGCTTTAGATATTTCTTTCATTTATAAAACTAAGAGAGATTATCTTGATTTCAAATCTAGAGAAGAGGCTATTGATGAAGAATATGCTAAGACTGATAGGTCTAATACTGTTCGTATTCGTGAAGCAGTTAAGCGTCGCGTAGATGCTCTTAATGCCCTTGAAAGCGAAAAATATAAAGTAGGAAAACCTGTTAATCTTGAGCAATATCTTATGTATCGTCATTGCCTTCTTTATAAAGATGTAGCTAAAGACCCTGCTTTGATTAATGGTGATTCTTCTCTCCGTTTTTATATTAAAGACGAAGCTAAAGAAGCTGAAAAGCAGAAAAAACTTACTCAAGAACGTGCTACTGCTATGCGTAATTTTGTTGAACTTAATGCTTCTGACCAGAAGTTTAACGCTCTATATATTACAATGGTTGCATCACGAAATGAGAATGTTGCTGAAGCTCTTCTTAAAGATAAGAATGAAAAGATGTCTGCTGTTATGGATTTTGTTAATACTTCTCCTGATAAGTTTAACAAGATGATTAAAGATAGTAATATTGTTACTAAAGCATTCATCGAAACTCTTATTGTTAAAGGTGAACTTGTTCGTGCCGAATTTAACCAACAAATATCAACTGCGGATGGTGCTTTTGTAGGGTCTAATATGAATGAAGCTGTTGCTTATTTCAATAATCCTAATAATAAAGACCTTCGTACTATTTTAGAAAACAAACTTAAAGTGCTCTAATTATGACTATTGTAGAGATGCACACTTGGTTTCGTCAATATGCTCAGCAGATGGGTATGCAAAATGTGCGTGCTATTCTGCCTGAGCAGATTGATTTGCTAATCAATACAAGCATTACAGATACGATTAATCAGATACTTAAAGAAAATATTGGTGTAACTAACGATAGGGTTATTACAGATAATTCTAAAGTTGGTCAAATAAATGCTCTTCGTACTTTGTATAAAGTAGGATTTATTGATATGGCTCCAGTAGCTAGTAACATTGAAGAAACTAGAGCTTTTAACTTTTCTTCTGCTGATAGACTTACTGGTCGTATGACGACTAACTTTACTAAAATTGACAATTCTGAACTTATTCCTAATTACCTATTTCTTGTTGACTTTTCACTTAATTATAAAAAAGTTACTGGTCGTCTAGGATTTACGGGTAAAGATTCTATTTCTTCTAAAGGTACTTATAGTGTATTAACACCTGAAGGTTGTATTCAAGGAAGTAACACTTATCTTAAAAGTGGTATTGATATTGAAAAGACAATTTCTGTTGAATGTTTTAATGTAGTAACAGAGAATTATGAAACTATGACATTCAAAGTTAGTGGTGATAAACTTGTTTGTACTGAAGACAGTTATACTTCTTATTATTTAGGAGTTGAAGGAGTTTATTCTACAGGTGAAGATAGTCAATATGGTGGAAAACATTATCAAATAGTTAAAGAATTTACTACTAATACTAATCCTGTAGTTTACAATCCGTTAGTTATAAATACTTCTAGCAAAGCTGTTGATTATATTCAGCCGTCTTTTGATGCTGATAGTATTGAAACTAATTATTTTCCTGTTCGTATAATTGATGATGCGTATCTTGCAGATACTTTAAATGACTTTGTTTTGAAAAATCGTTTGCGTAGTCCTATTATTGTAACATATAATAATAATACGTTTGATTTGTATATAGACGAGTTTACTAAGGTTACTGCTAGTAATGGTTCTCAACGATATGTTTTGGCAAATAATTTAGTACCATATAAACTCCGTATGTCATATATAGCTAAACCTGATACTGTCAAGTATGCTAGTGACGTAGGTGGCACAAATGTGGACTGTAATCTCCCAGAATATATGCACGTTGATATTCTTAAACACGCTGTTGATTTATATCGTATTGCTGTTAGTGGTTCTCTTCATGCTCAACAACAACAAGAACAAACTCAACAACAAGAAAATATGAGAAACAATTATCGTAATGAAGGTAATCAAAATCAATAATTTATTAAAGATATAAGAAATGAAACAAATAATCATTGGACAATCTAAAGCTTATGCAGGTTCTGATGCTAAGTATACAGATTTGACCACAGTTCCTGAAGGTACTATTGGTGTGTTCAAACTATCAGATGGTAGTCTTGTTACTACTTCTGCTGGACTTACCGGTGCTGTAGCAGTTGTTTGTGGTCGTGGTGATAATAAGATGCCTATTCATTTTCCAGAGGTTAATGTTGATACTCTAAGTGTATCTAAAGCATCTTATGAAGCTGGTGCCGCCTTTACTGCTAAAATTACTGTTCCAACTCCTGAAGTTGGTAAAGAATATACAGTAGTTATTGTAAAAGCTGGTACTGTATTCAACGAACGCAGTAACTGGACATTTACAGCTTTGGCTAAAACGACTGTTGCAGCCGATGTTGCTAAACTTCTTGCTGAGTCAATTACTGCTAATAAAGAAACCCTTGGTGTAACTGCTACTTATTCAGGTGGTGCTATTACTATCACAGCTACTGAAGAAGGTAAAGACTACAAGGTTCTTGGAGCTGATGCTCTTCTTGGAGTTGAACCTACAGATGTAACTGTTGGTAAATCAGCAGTTCTTGATAAAGCTTATGTTAAAGACCTTGCTTCTCGTTGTGCAGCTGGTAAAGGCTTTAATGACACTTATGCTGATGGTGAATCTATTTATCCTGGTTATCCTGAAGTAGTAGATGCTGAGCAATATACTATGTATACTCTTCGTTTTGCAGTTCCTCGTGTTGCTGCTAAACAACGTGATGAAGTAGTATATCAAACTTTGCATATTGTAGTTCCAGTAGGTGCTGCTTGTATCAGTACACTTGATGCAGTATTTGGACTTAGTGATACTACAAACTCTATTTAAATTTAATTCAAGAGTTCTCCTATAGTTTATTCTTATGGGAGAACTCTTGAATATACTTAAGATAATATGGATGATTTACAGGCTATAAATGATATAATTAATGGGGCAGTCAAGGATTCATCTTATATTACAGTTTTAATTTCGAGTGGTGTTTTTATAGCATATACTCTTATAATTAAAGTTGTTGATTTGTTTAAAGCTAAAGATAGGAACAAGCCATTACTTGATATGGCATCTGCTATTAAAGAAATTAGCGAAAATGTTGTTAAACTTAACCAAGTTTTAGATAAGACTATTCAAAATGCTGAAGCAAAGGAATCAGGTAGAATACTTAATATAGTAACTACTGCTTTTAGTAGTTTTAAGTCTGCTGTTATTACTCAATGTATTGATATTATAATTCATAATAACATCGAATATAATAAAGAATCTATAAAACAAAATCTTTATAAAACAGTTAGTACTGAATACTATAAACTTTATTCTATTTTTTCAGCTTACGAACATGATTCGGTTAATGTTTCTACTAAAATAAAAGAAGAATGGATTGATGACATAACAGAGGAATGTTTGAAGATAATCTATGATGGAGCTGATGCTGCTAATCGTATTAGACAGCTTAATAATAAACTCAATCTTATATCTGAAGAATATTCTATTTACATAAAAAATAAAGTATTTAATCATTAATAAGACGTTCTTATGTATGATGAAAGTATAAAAGATATTGCAATTACTAACCTTGAGCAGAAGTCTATAGGTATCGTTGATACTGTTATAGCCTTAGCTGCTCAAGGTTATATTGTTAACTCTAAGAAAAGAGTTAAAATAGATTGGAGTAGTATTCTACTTCATGCATTTGAAAATATTGATGTATTAACTACTGAACAACAACATAATATTGAAGTTCTTTATAACAAGATTTATAACTCATGAGTAATTTTAAACAAATAGAACTTGAATACGTTTATGTAACTGTTCCAGCAGATTACATTTGTGTTTATCATAGAATACTTGCACTACTAGCTGATTATGGCTATGAAATGCTTTTAGATTGTAAAGCTAATTGCACAGATAAAAATAGTGGTGTTATTGAATGTTTTAATATGTTTAATGCAGCAGTAGCTGCTCGTAAGTTAGGTAATACTAAACTTGCTGAAACTATTATTAAATATATTAAAGCTAAGTTAAATCAACTTTATAAAGGTAAAGATAATTCTACTAGTTTTGTCTTCCCAGTTGATGAAACAGGTCATCTTAAAGCTGTTGTTAGTTGCGGCGAAAGACCTAAGTTTGAGATTGACTCTTCTACAGGGGAGCTTCTTGAACATAAACTCAATAATGGTTTTAATGAACACTTCCAATTAGATTCTACAGATGTTACTCCTACTTATGATACTCCTATATCAGAAGAGGATGATAAGTCTAAAGGTCTATATGTTGAAATGACTCCTCGTTATGATATAATTGACGAAGTTGCTACTGCTTGTGCTGATATGAATTTTTATTATGATGGTAAACTTCTTAAGCCTTCTGCAGTTACAGTTGATTATTATTTTGATGGAGAACAAGTTACTTCTTTCTTGACTTGTACTAATATTCAAATGAATACTACTCATACATTTATGATAGTAGTTCATTATAAAGGTGAAGTTGATGTTGTAGAAAAAGAATTATTATATGCAATCCCAAATAACTAATTTAGGCAAAGTTGCTCCTACATTTGAGGGCGCATTTGACGATACAAAGCCGTATGACCGCTTGTGCTGCGTGTTTGATAATCAGTCGGGTAGTTCATACATTTCACGCAAACCTGTGCCTATTGGCATAAAAATATATGACATAAACTATTGGCAACCTCTTAGTATTGGAAGTAATCGTATTCCTCTTAGTGAGAGTTTTGGTACTGATAGTTTTCGTTCTATGACTCAAAAGTTTCTTACTGAACTTTGGAATAAGCAATATGAATTTAATGACACAGTTAAAGATGCTGTTTCACTTTCACAAGAAGCTATTGAAGCTATTAAACTTCTTTCTAAAGACCAACAAGAAGCTCTTAAACTTGCTATTGCTGTAGTAGACTGTACTAATAGACTTACAGCTTTAGAAAAAAGTTTAAACAGATATTCTTTTGCTGAAGCTACTGAAGATGAGTATGAAGAAGCAAAAGATAACAATCTTCTTCTTGATGATACAATTTATTTTGTTAGAGAAAATGATACCAGCACTGATGTTGGTGATGATGATTATGCTTAATTATGGCTATCTATATTAATGGTAAAGAAATTACAGCTGTTTATCTTGGCAAAAAAGCTATAACTGCTATTTACAAAGGTAGTGTTCTTATTTGGGAAGCTGCTCTTCGTATTTGGAAAGGTAAACAAGTTTGGAAAGGTAAAGAAAAATGGAAATATTAAACTAATGATAATATGGCTGAAATAGAAAACATATTTGATTCTTGGGAAGGTCATACTCATGCAGAAGTAGAGGCTGCTATTAAAAGTAGTATTGCTATGCTGCAAGGTGGTAATTATAGCCAAATTGCAGTTAGCATTGTAGGTTCTCTTAATAGAACTTTTGTTGCTACTTCTGAAAAAGTAACTTTCAATTATAAAGTAAATAGTACTGTTGATGGAACCTATAATCCTGACTTTACTGTTGAAATTACTGTAGGTAATAGTATTATAACAGTTACAGATGTTAAAGCTAATAGTGCTGATGATGAGATTGAAACTCCGAACTTAGCTCCTTATCTAGCACAAATCGGTAATGACACTATTACTGTTAAAATCAGAGCTTATACTTCTGATGGTTTGTCTGCTGCTGTTAAGAGTCTTAAGTTTACTAGACAATCTGCTACTCTTAGTACTGATAATCTTATTAATGCAGTTGACCCTCGTGTTCTACGTTTTCAAGCACAGTTTACTGGTAGTAGTGCTCAACTTATAGTTCAGTTCTATGGTGCTACTGGTAGTGTAGATGAAAATAGTTGTCAGACTATAACTAGTACTCTTAATCTTGCAGGAACTGCTACTGTTACTGTTCCTGAACTTAGTGCAGGTGCACATGTCATAAAAGCTTATCTATTGCTTGAAGATGGTGAAACTAAATCTGATACTCTTATAACTAGTATATTTACTACTTCAGGATATGCTGAAGATGATGTTTATATTACTTATGAAAATATCAAAGGAGCTGTAGAAAAGGATTATTATAATGTAGTATTTGCAGCTTATGACCCAACCCTTACTGATACTGATAGTTTAATCGTTCTTCTTCGTGAATGGGATTCTGATACTAGAAGTTATGTTAAGAAAGGTGAACGTACTGTAATTAATCGTGCTCGTAATACTTGGAAATATCTTGTTCCTAATGTATCTAATCAAATCCAGATTGCAGTTCCTTATCTGAATGAAGATGGTAGTATTTCTACCAACGTTAATGGTGAACCTCGTTTGAGAAACTCTATTGATATTCTATTTGATGCTACTGCTAGTAACATTACTTGGGTTTCTAAAGAAGGAGCTGAGATTTATCTTACAGCTCAAAATAGAACAAATAATGACGCAGATAAAGACCAATGGACTAACAATGGTTATGAAGTAGGTTTCACAAATGTTCAATTCGATGATAACACTGGTTGGGTTGACGAAAATCATCTTCATCTTGTTGGTACTGCTCGTGCTAGAATTAAGAATTTCTATCCTTTCTATAATCCTACAACTTTTGTTCAAAATAGTGTAGGTGGTGGTATTCTTTCAACAGGTCTTACTTTGAAGATGTCATTTAAAGTAAGTGGTGTTAGTGATGCTAATAAACGAATTATAGATTGTTACTCTGATGCTGATGGAGTTGGTTTCTATGTAACTGGTGATAGTATTTATATTGGAGCTGGTGTAGAACTACTTAGCAGACCTGATGAAGTTCAAACTGCTACTGGACATAATTCTCGTCGATTTAGTGCTGATACTAGAATAGATTTAACTATCTGTATTCAACCTTATTATAGTGATGGTGAGGCTACTAAACATGAAGCCCGTTATTATATTAATGGCGAAATTGCAGGTTTTGGAATTATTCCTAATCAAAGTCTTTCTCAGCTTTTAGCTAATAGAACTGAAATAGTATTTGGCGGTGACGGCGCTGCACTTGACCTTTATGACTTCCGTTATTATACTTCTTATATGACAGCATTTGAAGTTCTTCAAACTCGTACTATGGACTTAGATGATGCTGGAGATATGTCTGCTTTGTTCAATAAGAATAACTTTTATGAAATAGACGGAAGTGGTAATCCTGTAATAACTCTTAAACAAGCTATTGCTTATGGTAAATATCTTGCGGAACAAGCTCAAGGCTCTATTAATTTTGGAGTATGTGTAGCTACAGATTTTTGTAATAATGTAAGTCTTGTTGGAAATAACATTCCTGAAGGAGGTTTCCAAGGTTCTACTTCTGCTACTAATACTACAGATAGACAAGATTGGTATATTTATCGTTTTACTGTAAATGATAAAGGTGTTGGTATTATCGACCCAACACAGTCTTATTGGATAGAGGGTGCTACTCCTGGTAGCCTTAGAGCAAGACGTCAAGGTACTTCTACTAAAGACTCAACTAAAGGTAATACCCGTTGGGATGTTCGTGGTACTGTTAGACTTCACTGGTTTGATTCTCTTTCTCAAACATTCTCTGCTGAATATACTGAATACGGTAAAGGTGGTTATGTGTTCTTTATTCCAGGTGTTGATTCTCTACCTTGTTATCTTCTTACTATGAAGAAGAACCCTAATGAATCTACTCAAGCTCGCAATCTTCCTTCTGCTAAAATGTATGAAGATGCTGCTCGTTATCTTGCTAGTGTTCAAGTTCAAGGAGAATATATATACGAAGATTGTTTAACTCCTCCTCAACGCAAAGAACTTGCTTCTGTTGTTGAAAACTTTCCTTCTCTTACTCGTACTGAACAAATTGCTATGGTTAAAACTAGACAATGTGTCGATGGTATTCCTTCTATAGCATTTGAAATGAAACGTACTGATAGTAGTAGTATTCTTCGTGACCCATCTTCTAATGCAGCTACCACAGCTTTTGCTGGTCAATTTGACCTTATAACTGATAAAACTAATATGCGTGTATTTGGTTTTGGTGGTTATTGGACTGTAAACGCAGATGGTACTAGAACTTGGAATAACGATGAAGAAGATGAAACATTCTCTGTTGAGTTCCGTGATAATGCTTCTGCTATTTGCAACTTCCATACTTATGATATTAGCGAAGGTGGTGTTTGGAAAGGAGATGGTACTTCTGGTACTTCTCATTTGGAATATCGTTATCCTGACATGGACACTGTATGTGGTGATATTGTTCCTACGGGGAAGGATGCTACAAATAGAGGACTTGAAACTACTGGTCCAATGCAGCGTCTATTCGATTTTGTTTATAACTGTTCTCCTAATAACATTGGTGACCAAGCTTTGAATGGTCAACGTGACCCTAATTATAATAATAAGATTACAATTAAAGGAGTTTCAGTTGTAGATAATGCTTCTAATCGTAAGAGTAAATTCTATCAAGAACTATGTTTCTATTGCGTAGTCAATCAAATTCTTATGAATGCTGTCATGATTGATGACGCTCTTATGTGTGACCAAGATGTTAAGAATCAATTTTGGACACATTTTGCAGGAACGTTTGATATGACAGAAGATTATGAAGGATTTAAACGAAAACTTATTCGTCTTATTGGTTATGACTTTGACTCTTCTTGGGGTTGTGATAATGATAACCTATTTAAATTCCTTTATACTGTTCTTTACAGCGACGGACTTTATGATGGTAAACATAATGGTCGTGGTCCTGATTTTTGGACTCTTGTATTTGATTGTTTCTCTGAAGAAATTAAGACTATTTATAATCTTCTTTTCCAAGGTGGTATTTTAACTTCAGAAGGTATTCTTAAATATATGCATGATAATCAAGTTGACTTGTATAATGCTATGATTTATAATGCTAACTCTGAATACTCATATACAAGTATTAGTTCTGATTATCAAAAAGCTCATGGTTCTGCTAAAGAACATAATGAATGGTTTGTTAAGAATCGTAGTTATTTTAAAGGTGGCGAAAACTATGTGTTTGGTGGAGCATCTAGTGACTTTACTACTGATAATGTTCAGTTTAACGTTAGCGGTTATTCTAATATTCCTGATGCTGGTAACAAATATTGGCATACTGGAGCTAACGGAACTAAGCGTTGGGCTATTGATCTTACAGCTTATGAACGTACATATGCTTATATGACAATAGGTAATACGCTTCATGGTGGTGGTTTTATTGATGTAGACGAAACTGTCGAAAACAATATTGTTGTTGGTCGAAATAGTAAAATCTTAACACTAAAGACAAATGCTGATAATATTGTCAATGAAAGTGGTGGTGACTTCCGTGTAGGTATTCGTGGTTGTAAACGTCTTAAAACTATTAATGATTTATCACATTGGTATATTAGTTCTATTTATACAGGTTGGGGAAATCTTGTTAATCTTGAAGAACTTAATCTTGGTAGATATGAACAAGTAGAAGATGCTGACGGTAATAAGTATGATTATAATAATCCTAACTTAACTGACCTTAATATTACAGGTCTGGTGTTTGGATGTTGTAAGAAATTTAATATTGCTGGTATTAGTAATTTAAGTGGTACAATCAATCTTACTGCTTTCCCTGTACTTGAAACCTTAGAAGCTCGTAATGATAATCGTGTAGAAGAATTTATTCTTCCTTCTACTGATAATCTTAAAGTTTTGAACCTTCCTGCTAATCTTACTAGATTAGCTATTACGAATAAACCTAATCTAGAAGAAGTTAATCTTCAAGGAATGGATTCTATTCGTGAAATAACAATTGAAGGCTCTAATAATTATGGTGCTGCTGATTTTGGTATTGATGTCATTTATGATTTTATAAATAGTTAATATGAATTTAAAAACATTCAATTGGAACAATGGGACTCAAAGTAGTCCTATTGTTCTTACAAATGACCAAATTAAAAAACTTATAGCTATTGGTCAAACTGAAGGACTTGATACTTCTGTAAAAGGGTGTGTTACTACTTCTAGTCGAAAGATGCAGAAGTTTCTAAAATATGCTCTTGAAAAACAATTTCCTGATTTGAATATAATTTGTGATGAAGAACTTGCTGATTCATTTAAAATTACTACAAATGAAAGTGAAATTAAAGAAGGTACTAGCAATATAATTAATATTGCTACTGACTCTGGTATTAGTCATGACTTTCTTAAATGGAAATATGAGTTCTCGGATTTTGTTATTGATGGTGATATTTCTGAAGATAATATCAAATCTAGAATTAGAGTAGAAGATGGCTATCTTATTATAGATGACCCAAAAGAAAATGCTTCTTGGACTTGTACTCTTAAACTTACAGCTTATCCTGTGTATTATGATGAATCTGATTTTGATAATATTCCTACAGTTAGCAAACCTGATGTTATTCTCACAATAAAAGCTAAAAAGATTGAAGATATAACAATTACAACATCAGCTGAAGTTCCTATTAATTCAGAAGTAGATATAAATGTAGCACCATATCCTACAGATTCTACTAAGCTTAAAGGAGCTAGATACACGTATTCTACTAATACTCCTGATTTAGTTTCTATTAGTACTTCTTCATCCGGAACTACTATTAAAGCTAAAGCACAAGGAACAGGTACAATTGTAGTTACACTTTATGCTTGTAATAATACTGTTACTCTAAATAACACTGTTTCTTTTAGTATTTATGATTTAAAACCTGTGAGATTTGTTATTGACCAACGTTATCTTGGAGTTAGTGACCCTACTGGAATGGTTTCTGAAAACTGTATTCTAGATAGTAATAATAAACTTCAAAGTATTTCTGATAGTGGTTCTGTTGGAGATTCTTCTACAAATACACTTACTTGGTTTAGAGAACATACTCATGCTTATGTAGGTCGTTTTACTGGGTTTTCTGGTATGCGTCTTAAACAACTTAGTCCTACTACTCGTAAAATGTTTAATGATGGCACTAGTGCTATTGGATACATTGATAATGAAAATGGAGAATACGATGTTTGGATGAAGTGTGATGCTGATATTTATTATAAGACTGAACCTTGGACTCCAGTTGGTCTTACAGAGGTTGATGAGAACTATGTTCTTGTTACAATTGCACGAGAAATTCCAAGTAATGAAACTTCTGATATTTGGCAAGTTTGGTCAAAGAATAGTCTTATCGGTGTTCATAAAGCTTGTATGATAAATAACAAACTTTATAGTCTTAGTGGTAAGACAGCTGTTAATAATATTTCTCAAACTAATGCTAAATCTAGAGCTAGAGCTAGAGGAACAGGTTTCCGTCTTGTAACTTATGAGGCTAGCACTATTCTTGCTCTTCTTTTCTATGGATATTATTCTAGTCTAGATTCTCAATCTGTAGTTGGATACGGTACTGCTAATGTAGTTAGTTCAACTTATTATCCTAAAGTTACAGGAGCCACTGACGAACTTGGAGAAAGAGATACTACTTACGAAGAAGGTACTGGAGCTTCATCTCCTGATTCTGATCAAATTAAAGCTGGTGAAGGTTCTGACATTAAAAGTAATCAATTTTGGATTATTGAAAACATTCAAGGTGATTTATCTGAATGGATTGATAATCTTATGGTTATGCAAGCTAAAAGACCTTCTAGTGTTACTACTGCCAATCCTTCTATTTATCTTAGTGATTATGTAGCATCTTATGGCTATCCTATCATCACTAAACAAGGAGTAGATTATCAGCTTACTGCAGAACTTCTTGAAGCTATGAGCGAAAGTCAAAGATTTGTTGTAGTCTTTGATATTAATAGAAACGTGTCTAGAATTATTCAACATGGCAGTTATACTGCTAATTCTGAAGGATATATTAAACGTATGTGTTTTGGCGCACATGCTGATATTCTTGCAAAAGAGTTTGGTGGAAGTTCTGACACTGGTTTCTGTGATTATGGCAGCGTTTATTCTGCTGGTAGTGTTGCGCGTCGGTCCAATAGTTCGGCTAATCCTGGTG